CCCGAAGGAATGATTTTAACCTGACTCAAGCCCTGTGTATACTGTTAGCGAGGCTGTGAGATGCCGCCAGTTTACCTGCGCATAGAACCTATCCGGCTCAAGCCTGCCCAGCGGTTGGATAACCGTTATAAGGTTTTTGAAAAGGAGATGATCCTGGTTCTGAAGGCAGTAGCTAGGGTGGTCCAGCGCGAGATGGAGCGGGCGCAGGGTAAGTGGGACCACAAAGTTACTATCCGGGTTCGGGCCAAGCAGACCCCGCGCCAGTATCGGATTGATATTGGGCCGTTCGGTCACAACAAGCGGTACTGGATCTTTGTCTCAGCGGGAATAGCGGGGCGATATATCGCTCCCAAGCGGTACGGGTACCTGAACATTAAGAAGGGGTATCTGGCCCACACCAGCCCGATGGGTAACTGGCACGGATCGGGTACCTATCGAGGACCGTTTTACCGGGTACGAAGGCCCGTGTGGTGGCCCGGCATTGAGGCGCGTAATTTTGAGCACCTGATCATTAAGTGGCATGAGAAGCACATCATTGCCGCAGTGATGGCTACGGTGTTCCGGCACTTTCGGAGTTGATAGAAAGGACCATGTTGACATGGCTGGGAGTTTACTGAGCGCCGTGCGGCAGAAGATCGAACAGATCTTGGATCGTGTGGCACAGGATAAGGAGATGGGTCCTGAAGGCCCACGCATCCGCATGGGTGACTGGCTGACAGCACAGGCCAACATGGACCTGAACAACACGCTCGACTGGCTGCTGATGGACGGTTATCTGACAGCCGACGAGCGGACAGCAATGAGTCCCGGGGTGCAGGCCGCAGTCGAGGCGTTCATGAGCGCGATCCCGGATGAGGTCAAGTCTCGCCGCATGGACTACTGGAATGCCGATCCCGCCGACTTCCTCGACCTGGAGAAGAGCGATTACATGTTCCTGCGCACCAAGAGCGGGGATATGTGGTTCTTCGGCATGTACTCCAACAAGTATGTGGACGAGGTGGGCGACATCATCTCCGAGGCGGCGCACGAAGAATATGCACAGTGGGTCAAGGACAGTGGGTTCAAGCCCGCCATCATCTTGAACCACGTTCCGCGTATGGAAGGCCCGTTCTGGGTCAAGGCGATGGCCCGCTACGAGAACCAGCCTGACCTGCTCAATGTCCTGGTCGAGACCGTCTTTGCAGAGACGATGATTGCTCGGGCAGAGCGGGTGGTGGTGTGGCATGGGTTCACCTTCGTCATCGGCAAGGTCTTGCCGGGGCGTGAGGAACTGGCTGAGAAGGCAGCAGCAGCCGGGGAAGGGCGTATGAGTCACGGATTCATCGCCTTTTACGAGGACGATTTTAGCGAGTCTGAATCGTCTGTTAATATTATCGGTAAGTATCGTAGCTTTGAGATGTCCCTGCTCGTGGGCAAGCAGCCCGCTAACAGGGTGACACAGGCAATTCTATTAGGAGAGAAGGCGATGCCAGCAAAGCTGTCTGACGATGATCGCGATTTTCTCAGCCAGTTCTTCTCCGACACGGAGATCGCTTCGATGGAAGAGCGGCTGGGCGGTGGCGAACAGATCCTTGATGCGGTTCTGGATCATAAGGATCTGGAAGATGGCGGCGAAGAGCAGCTTGCGGAAGAGCCGGAAGTAGAACCGGCTGAGGAACCGGTGACAGAACCGGTGGTTGAGGAACCGGTTGCAGAACCGGAGCCTGAAGCCGAGGTCACCCCGCTGGCTGCACCTGACATGTTCAGGGAGATCGTCGCGGCACTCAATCTCGACCAGTTGCAGGGGATCATCAAGGGGCTGACCGAGCAGGTAGCGGCGCTCAATGAGAAGGTCGCCCGGCTGGATGAGCTTGAGGCAGAGGTGAAGGAACTGCGCAAGGACGAGGATACTCGGATTGCCGAGATGTTCTTGCCGCAGTTCAACTGGGGCGGCGGCTATGAGGCGTCCCGGGCAACGGAGACGGTGATGGACAAGACAGAGGCGGAAGAGATCCCGGGTCCCGAGGGCGTCGAAGAGGCGTCCGACAAGGAGAACCCGCTGGCCTTCGCCTTCTACAACTGGCTTGGCTAAATATCTTAACGGGGGTTGAGACATGAACGACTTTCTTGATCTTCTGGCGGCTGAAGTCCAGAAGAAAATGAGGCAAGGCCAGGTCAATTTTCGACATGACCTTTCCACCATCGACCTGAGCACCAACTTCATGCACGGACCAACCGGCATCTTTGGTGCGCCGGGCATCGAGCGGGACATTTTCGCCACTCGCGTGAAACCACGCGGCCTGATGAATGTGCTCCCGGCAAGGCCGACCGTCACCATGAACCCGGTGGTGGGCTACCTCACCGGCTTCACCGATGGTGAGACCGGCGAGGAGAAGGATGGGGTCTGCGAGACTCCACTGGCGGCTGGACAGATCAAGTCCTGCTTGCAGGGTGCGATCTTCGGTCGCATCGAGCGCAAGACCGAGCAGATTGAACTGAACAGCATCGGGCGCATCAACAACCGCAGCGAGATGTTTGACCTGCAAGTGGTCAACGACCCGCTGCTGGAAGACAGCTTTGGAATGCCGTCCAGCATCCCGAAGGCTGCGCGGGATGTGCTGAACCGGGAAGTGCTTGCCAAGTGGATGGCCCTGGGCGTCGCCTTCGAGCGCAAGCTGGGTCCCCTGGTCTACACGGCTAACCCGGCGAACAACACGGGCGGCGGCGGCTACCAGGAGTTCTGGGGACTTGAGAACCTGGTCGGCACCGGCAAGGTTGATGTCATCACGGGCAACGTCTGTACGGCTCTGGACTCGCTGGTTCGAGACGCGAACTACCAGAACGTGGCGGGCGACATCAACTACTACGTGATCCTGCTCACTGCCATCTACCGCTATATGCAGGACGTGGCCTCGCGCACGGGCCTGGACCCGGTACAGTGGGTCTTCGTCATGCGGCGCGGCCTGTTCGATGAACTGGCGGATAGCTGGCCCTACAGCTATGCGACCCATCGTGCCGAGTCCTCGGCTGTCCACGACGCGGACATTACCCGTGTCCTGGTGGATGCCCGGGCGGAGCGTGAACTGGCGAACGCAATGCGCCAGGGCAAGTACCTGCTCATCGACGGTCAGCAGATCCCGGTGATCATTGACGACTTCATTCCCGAGGACACTAGCACCAACAATGCTTCGGTGCCCGAGGGTGCGATGGCGTCGGACATCTACCTGCTCCCGCTCACGGTTCGCGGCAGCATCGTCAGCACCTACTTCGAGTATTTCGACTTCTCGCAGGGTGTGATGCAGGGCATCAATGATGGTAAGCTGAACAGCGAGTTCTGGTCGGACGGTGGTCGCTGGCTCTGGACCTTCCACCGCACCGGCTGGTGCGTCGAGTGGTGGGCCAAGATCGAGCCGCGTCTGCGCCTGCTCACGCCGCACCTCGCGGCCCGCATCCAGAACGTGCTCTACTCGCCGCTGATCCACTCGCGCGAGGACGACCCGCTCAGCGCCTACTTCTTTGATGGTGGCGTGACGACTCGCAGCAACGCGCCCTATGACGCAAGCGACTTCTAAGTCTGAAGTCGGCATGACGAGCCCGAGGGGGTGGGTGGAGAAGACCGCCCACCCCCCTTTATATGTAACCGGGAGCGATCCTCGTGGCTGTCCTCTACAAGCTGAACTGTGGTAATACTTACCCAGCTACCGGCTGGTCTTCGGATCTGCCCTATCTGATTAAGGGCGACGACATCTACTCCACTGTTACGGTCCAGGACAACTCGGCGGTTCCCGAGTGTCCGACCGAGGTGTTGCAGGATCATCGCTGGGCGGCATCAGAGGACGACCCGCTCACCTACCAGTTTGATGTGTCGGGCTACGTGACCGTTGACCTGACTCTCTATTTTTCTGAGATCTACCATACAGCTACCGGGGCGGGTTGGCGTTACTTCGACATCTACATCAACAGCGCCCTGGTCACCAGTAATTATGACGTGGCGGATGAGGCTGGGGGGCTGCATACCGGGGTCAAGCTGACCTTTACCGACATTGATGCATCCTCGGGCACCCTTACCTTAGAGCTTGCTCGCCAACTGCGGGCTCCGATGGTGAGCGGCATCGTCATCGAGGGGGATACTAGCACGGCGACCCCTAAGTCGGTCAGCGGTACTCTCACCACCAGCGGAACAGTGGCCCGCAGCTTTATTGACGGCGAGCCCCCGCCTGACCCTTCGGGCGGCATCCACTGGCGCTCGTCGGCGGCAGGCTTACGCAGCTACCTGGAATCCATTCCCCCCAACAAGTGGCTGGTGGGCCAGTTCCCGCTGTACGGTACCGGTAACACCGTAACGTCATCCAACAATATGCTGGAGGAGATTTACTCAAATACCGGTTACCATGTCGCAATGACTGGTGCGGACCTGGGGGCTTACTCTGCATCCAAGCAGCAAGTCATTGACTGGCTGATCGACAAGTGGGGTGAGGGGTATATCGTCACCCTCTCTTACCACATGAAGAACCCGTACACGGGCGGCAGTTCTTCTAGCATGGACCTGGGCGGCATGACTCTGGCCCAGTTGCGGACCTACCAGCCCTACCTGAATATCATTGACGAGGCGGCGGGCTACCTTCAGCAACTCCACAACGCCGGGGTGAAGGTCATCTGGCGACCCTTCCACGAGATGAACGGTGGCTGGTTCTGGTGGTTTGGGAGCGGGCGTACCAGCGCTAACTACAACAACTTCCGGCTGCTGTGGCAGCACATGTACGACCGCTTTACCAATACCTTCGGACTGACGGAGATGTTGTGGGCCTTCTCCCCCAACCGGCCCTACGACCAGTATCGTGCCGACATCCCGAATTGGTACCCGGGGCATGATTATGTAGACATTGTCTCGACTGACTACTATGGGGCGTACTACAACAACCCGCTGGATATTGAGGGGTATGCAACAGGCTACCAGTGGTTGGTGGATACCGGCAAGCCGTACTTGATGTTGGAGTTTGGTCCACGCAACACCGGACCGTCCGAGATCTACCCCAACACCTATGACACGATGCGGCTGGTCAATGACTTGGAAGACTACTACCCGCTGGTCAAGGGTGTCATGTTCTGGGAGTGGGTGTGGTCGCTGACCCATCCCTCACAGTCCAATGTCCCGGCGATGATGGCGCATCCCAACACCATCACGCGCGAGGATCTGCCGACTGAACTGGGTGTCGCCTACAGCAAGAGCGTCAGCGACGCGTTGACTTTGAATGGGGCGGTGACCCGGAGCCACATCGAGCCGGTAGTTACCCCCAAGTCTGTCTCGGGCGGGCTTGACCTGAGCGGCGCGGTGAGCACCTTCGCCATATCCGCCCCAACGCCACAGGCTGCTGCCGGGGCGCTCAGCTTCAGCGGGGCTTTGAGCACCTTGCTGGTCCTGGCTCCCCTGCCTCAGCCCGCTGCGGGCGAGCTTGACCTGTCGGGTACGGTAGCAACCGAGGTTACCTACGCGCCGAAGGTAGATTTCGCCTTCCACGAGGACTTCGAGCCCGTAGGCTACCGGCAGTCCGGCTGGTCGAAGTCTGTAACGGGCGCGGCTATCTTGAACGAGGATTACGACACGACTCCCCTGGGAGAGATCACCTCTCACTTCGGAAACCAGTGTCTCTACATCTACCGGCCCGCAACAGGTGGCGGGGCGATTACCCGCAACACGCTCAGCAGTGGGGCAGCAGTAAGCTACTGGCGGTTCGAGGTGATTGTTGGCAGCATTGCAGGGTTGCCAACTAATAACCCAATGATGATTGCCCAGGTAGACTCCAGCAGCCTAACCCCGGCCTTTGACCTGTTAGTCTATCATGGGGGTAATGGCAACCCCATCTTCCAGTTGACGGCGTTCGGGGTGGATGGGGTCACTAAGTATTACAATGCCCCGGTGGGCTCGCTCAACCGGCGGTATACCATCGAGGTCAAGTGGGACCGGGCCGCCAACGAGTTCGAGTGGCGTATTGATGGGAATACCCGCAATACGGGCACCATTACCGGAGCAGCCCTCAATACCGCACGGGTGTCTCTGGGTGTTGAGTCGTGGCTGACAGCCCCCAGCCAGCCGGTCTACTACTACGTAGACAACGTCACGCTTCACGAGGCGGGCTGGCCCAGCGAGGTAACTGCCCCGAGCGGGGTTGCCCAATCAACGGGAGGTGTACTTAACCTCTCAGGTGCGCTGACGGCTGAACTCACCGATACCCTGACTTATAACCAGGCGCTCGGGGGCTCGACCGGCTTTGCCGGTATCCTGCGCCGCACCTACCTGCCGGGCGGGGCTACTCCCCCGGATAAGGGGGATGAAGAGCCTGATCCCGTACAGGGCGCAACTGCCTACTATGAGGTCTTCCTGTACCCGGCACAGGGTCCGACTGAGCCCTTCATCCTGGGCTCGGCTACCCTGGGGACTGCCGTGCTGGATGGGGAATACTATACCAACCATGATCTGACCCGGCTGGAAGACTGGACGTACCTGTCGTTCACCCAGAAGTTGAACGACTCGAACTTCCACCAGATCCGCTTCGACCTGTCGCCGCTCGACCCGAAGACTGAGTTCCTGCGGGAGATGGTTGGGACGGACAACATCATCGAGATCTGGCGCTATGATCTGATCACCGGGGTCCGGAAGAAGGTCTACGAGGGCTTCAACCGCACCATCGTAGACCAGGCGCGGGTGACCGGCACTCTCATCTTCAACCTGTACGGTTCGGGTTATACTGAACTGCTCAAGCGTCGCCAGGTGGTGCCCCCCATCGGGCTGGAAGCAGAAGAGCACGAGGGACCGGCTGAGACGGTCGCCAAGCAGTTCGTGTGGAACAACATGTTCTCGCCCCAGTATGTGCGGCGGGCGGTGAAGGGTCTGGAGATCGAGCCCGATCTCGCGCGGGGGAACACGGTCAGTTTCCGCTACCGCTATGTCAACCTGTTTACCGTGATCACCAACTGCGCGGAGCAGGGAGATATCGACTTCGGGATCGTAGCCGGACCGGAGAAGGGCCAGTACGTTTTTGAGGCCCGCCCGCTGTGGGGCTCCGACCGTCGCCAGTTCAACCCCGAGGGCAACCCGCCCACCATCTTCTCGCTGGACCTGGGCAACATGTCCATCCCCATCAACTCGGAGAACACCTCGGAAGAGGTCAACGCCCTCTTCGTGGGCGGGGTTGGGGATGGGGTGGCCCGGCTCATCCGTGAAGTGGCTTACACTGAGCGGGTCGAAGCATCGCCCTGGAACCGGCGTGAGGGGTTCTATGACGTGCAGGATGGGGACACGGTTGAGATCCTGCGGTCTGAGGGAGCGAAGGAACTGATGGCGCGGCGGGCGGAAGATACACTCACCTTCAACGTCCTGGAGACTGCCAGTTGTCGTTGGCTGGTTCACTGGGAGTTGGGCGACCTGGTCACCGCTTTCTACGCGGGCAAGCGGTTTGACAAGCAGATCAAGGAAGTGTCGGTGACGGTTACCGGGGCCGGTGAATCCCAGCGCGAGGTCATCAACGCCGAACTGGACGACTACACACCCCCCTGGGTTGAGTTGGATGTAGAGGTGCTTTAGTCCGGGGCGGGTTTCATGGTATAGTGAGTGAGACACAGGAGGTATGATACATGGTTTGGGTTACACCTTCACTGCGGGGTGTGGAAGAGATTACGCCCGCCATCTGGAATCAGGATGTGGTGGAGAACTCTATCTACCTGCACAATCTCCTGGGCGGGCACAATGCGGTCGGGGGGCGGCTGACGGCTGTCAGCGGCACACCTCTTGGGGACGTTGAGGGAGCGAGCACTCTCTTTTTCACCCCGTACATTCACGACCGGGTCCCAACCTGGGATGGGAATCGCTGGATCGTGCGGCAGTTCACCCAGGTGTCGATGTCCCTGCATGGACACGATGCCAACAGGAACTATGACGTGTTCCTGGTCTGGGATGGTGTGAACTACTCCATGACCGATGTCGTCTGGACCAACGATACGACACGCGCGGTTTCTTTCGCCCGTTCGGGCGGGATGTTGGTAGACTCTTTACATCCCGACCGGCTCTTCCTGGGTACCTTCCGCACGCGCGGTGATGTAGCAACCCAGACCAATGACTCTCCCGGCTTCCGTATGATTTCCAACTACTTTAACCGGAGGCCCCGCCCCCTGTCAGCTGTCCTGGCGAACTCGGCGGGGACGGTCTCACAGACGACTGCGGAGATTGCGACTGGCTTCCGGGTTCACTACGTGTCCTGCCGCACCGATAACTTTCTGGACATCTCCTGGATGGGCAGCTTCTATGACAGCACCAGCCGGGCCAATAACTATCAGATGCGGAACAACAACGAGAATATTAAGGCAGTGATTTATCTGGGGGATCAGTCTGGGGCAAGCTCCAATCATGGGGCTCCGGTCCACCTGCGCTATGCTGGAATGGCCCCCCTGGGCTGGGAGTACATTAAGATCTACGGCTCGGCCTCTGCCAGCAACAGCTTCAAGTGGCAGATTTACGGCACGCCCACCGGCACTGTCGGGTATATCTGGGGGTGACTACTCTCCCCCCTGAAGAGGGGAGCTTTTAGGGGTCTAGCCCCACAGCCGATAGCCCTCGGCTGAGAATGTTCAAAGCGGCGTTTTGGTCGCGGTCCATGACGATGCCGCAGTGAGGACAATTATGCGTGCGAACCGACAGGTCTTTGCGGACAATCTCACCACAACCGGAACACAACTGCGTCGTGTTTCTGGGGTCAACCTGTGCAAAACCGCGCCCGGCTCCCTCCGCCTTGTACGCGGTGAACTGCACAAACTGCGCCCATGCCACGTCCGCAATGCCCCGGTTGATGCTCTTGAAGTTGTCCTGCTGCATGTCGGCGATGTCCAGCTTCTCGAACGCGAGGAACTGGTATTCGTTCACGAGCCGTCTGCTCCACTGGTGAGCGAAGTCTCGGCGGCGGTTGGCGATGCGCTTATGCGCGTGCCGCAAAGCCCTGACCGCCTTACGTCGCTCCGGTGTCCCCTTTTCGAGGCGCGACACCCGGCGTTGCAGGCGTTTGAGGTCTTTCTCATCGCGCTGCACCCATCGCTGGCGGGGGATGCGCTCGCCGTTGCTCAGCACAGCGAAGGTCGTCAGGCCGAGGTCAACGCCCGCCACCCTGTCCGTTGGCGGCAGCAGGTCAGGTTCTACGATGCAGGAGAAGCAGGCGTACCAATTGCCGAGCGCGTCCCGCCGGATGGTCAGCGTTTTGCACTCACCCCGGAGCGGGCGATGCAGCCTGATCCGCACGTCACCGACCTTCGACAGGCGCACCCGCCCGTTGTCAAGGAAGCGCCAGTTGCCCTTCTCCTGCGGGTACGTAAAGCTGTCGTATCGGCGGTGCGACTTGAAGCGCGGGTATCCCGCCTTGCCGTTCTGTTCCTTCACCCGCTGGAAGAAGGCGCGGAGTGCGAGGTCAGCCCGCTTCTGCGCTTCCTGCATGGCCTGTGCGTGGCCCTGCTGGAGCCACTCGGTTTCCGGCTCCCGCTTCCACTGGGTCAACAGCTTGTTCGTGTCATAGCGGGAAAGCGACCGCTGTTCGTCCTGCCACGCATCACGCCGGACTTCCAGCGTTTTGTTGTATACCCAGCGGCAAGCGTCAAGCTGGGCTTGCAGGGCGGTCCGCTGCGCGGCTGTCGGAAACAGGCGGTGCTTAAAGGTCATTCGCATATCCTAATTATACCCGAATATCTACACAGCGCAACATGCTGTGTAGCCGCTATTCACCTCCCCACTAAAGTGGGGAGCACTCTAGCGGAGGTTCTGTAGAGATGGAAGACACACGCGAACTAGATCAGTTCGTCAAGCGGCTGGTAGGGGAACTTCAGAACCTACAGGAACGGCTGGCGAAGCTGGAAGCGGCAGGGGCGGGGCTGTCCTACCTGGGGGTGCTCACCGAGCGCGAGGGGGTGCTAACCTACGGGACGAACCCCAAGCGGATCTCCCTGCAACTGCGGGCGGCTCCGCCACTCGCTGCGGGGTATATTGAGTTTACGGCTCCGGGGCATGGGGCAGGGCCCCAATTTTACCTGGTACTGGAAGACGTGAGCTAGAGACGTGAAGAAAGCGCAGGCAGGGCTGCGCAGGTCGCGCCTGGCCCGAGTCTACTGAAGGCAGGTGGTGAGCAGGATGTAGACCACCAGGAGTGCCTGCATTCCCAGGGATGTGGTCTCCAAGATCAATGCCTGCTCCGGCCCTACCAAGTAGGTACTACCGTCCGGGTTAAGCACGACAAACGTGTCCCGGTCAGAGAGGGCTCCGAGTACGTGGTGTGGAAACTTCTGGTCCGAGATCACGTCAAGAGTTGACGAAGATGGGAAATCCCACCACGAGCCGGACATGCTGTTATTGTAGATTTTAACACTCTCCCTGTCAAGTATATACTGGGGTGGGTGGGGTGGGGCGGCCTCTCCCACGCCTCATCTCGCCCATGCCAACATGGTGGTTTCAAGGACGCTCGCTACCTTTGGACCGGGGCAGGGCTCGGGCAGAGTCCTGCCCTTAGTTTTAGCCGGAGAACGAGTGCTCGTATAATAGTCTCAGACTACTGATCAGGAGTGTAGAGGACATAACATGAACCGAGAAATTTCCTTCAGTGGTGCGCTGGCGGCGAAGGTGCAGAAGGCACCTAAAGCCCCTCTCACCTGGCGGGTGCGCAATACCCTGCGCCCGAGCTTCATCCTGGGCTGGCTGGCAAACCTGTTGGCGAGGTCCTTTACCCTGCTGACCGGCATCCCCACCCTCACTGCCACCCTCTCGGCGCGGCTGATCAAAGCGTCGGGCGAGGTGGTGGATTACGGAGTGGTCTGTCACCGGGTGGTGACCACTGCCTTTGCCATTGATCTGGTTGACGAACTTCAGGCTTCTCAGGCGACCTTCTCGACGTACAGGTATCACGGGTCGGGCACCGATAACACGGCTGAGGATGCGTCGGATACTGAACTGGGCGTTGAGGTGGAGAGTCGGGCATCGGGTACGCAGACCGAAGCCAGTACAACCGTTTATCGCTCGGTGGGCACTGTGGCTTACACGGCTACGCGCACCATCGTAGAGCACGGGCTGTTCGACTCATCGTCATCGGGTACCCTGATGGACCGCTCGGTCTTTACCGGCATCGGTGTGAACTCAGGTGACAGCATCCAGTTCACCTACGATCTGACTGTTAACGCCGGGGGCTAATTCCGTACCTCTCGGCTAGTCCATAGGGTGCGGCATGTCCCTGGTAGAGAGTCTTGCAGCCAGGCAGGAACGCTCCCGCCTGTATACATACAGCGACGACCCGACCCGGTTCCGTTGGGTCGGGTCGAATGCTCCCCTGCACTATCATGACGGTAGTGCCTGGCAGACCATCGATCTCACCCCTGAGCGCATCCAGACCTCTGCTTTTGACGGCTGGCAGACGACGCAAGCAGGTTGGCACTACCGGCTGGGCCAGCCACAGGGTGGGGCAGATGGTTGGATTGGGTTCGGGGCGCGGCGGGGGGCATCCTGGCTCGGCTTTCGCCTGGCCCGGGTGGGTTACCTGCGCTGGAATACCCGGGCCTGGCAGGACATTGGCGGGGCCCCCACCTATGATCGGCGGAACCTCACCAACACCCCCCGCTATACCTCAGCAGGCGGGGAACTGCTCGCGACGGCGAGCGAGGTCACCTGGGGCGGCATCTGGTCCACCCCCGGGGGCGGGGACCTATCCCTCAACTTCCTGCTCAACGGCGAGCGACTGAAAGAAGACATTGTCATCAACCAGGCGGGCCGGGAGTGGATCGCCGCCAACCGCCCGCCGACGACGCCTGCCAGTCAGACCTGGTTCGGTTTCGTCTTTCAACTGGACTGGACTAACATCCCGCGCGTCGTGCTGAACGGGCTACTCCAGGACGTAGAGGGGGGCTGGGACGGCAGCGAGCCGGTTGAACTGCGCGACGCGGCAGATGCGCTGCTGGCGTTGCTGCCCCTTGCCAGTCTGACGGTACAGTCCGGGGGCGCGGTGCTGGCAGAGACTCCCCTGCGGCGGCGCTTCTGGCGCGACCCGGATGGGAACTATTATCTACTGATTGGGGTACGGGTAAATGTCCTAGCCGGGTTGCCTGCGGGGGATCTGCATTTCGACCCTACCATTCAAGCCGGTCCGGGAGCCGGGGCAGATGATGGTCACTACCGAACAGATGGAAGCTATAATAATAATTTCTCCAATGCATCGATAGGGGCGTTTTCTTCCACCGTTGATTCTGGTGCCTTTATTCGGGTACCGGGGCTGACCCTAGATCCGGGCGTGACCATCAACCAGGCGTACTTTACGTTTGAAGCCCACTCCACCATGTCGGGGTCGCCCTGTAATGTACTCATCACCTTAAATGATGTAGATGACGCAACGGCTCCAGCAGATAACTCTGCCTGTATCAACGCCGTTCGTACAACGGCGTCTGGGGCTTGGAATGATATCGAGGCGTGGACAGACAACAGCAACTACGATTCGGCAGACTTCTCTGCGGCTCTACAAGAGGTCATTGACCGGGCAGGCTGGTCGAGCGGTAACGCAATCTGTGTCTACTTTGACAATAACGGCTCCGCCAGCGGCGCTCAGCGACAGTTCCGCACCTATAATGGGTCTCCCGCCCCGGTACTCACGGTTGAGTATACCGCAGGGGGGTCCACCACCAACCAGTCGGTGGGTGGCACTCTCAGCCTCAGCGGTGTGGTGGCGGCACTCAAGACGGTCGTCTCTTCTCTGTCCGGAGCGTTGAGCTTCCTGGGACTGGGGGACCCGGAACCCAGCCCGGCCCGCACCCTGTACCGGATTAACTGCGGGGGTCCGGCCCTGGCGGGCTGGGATGATGATGCCGGGTATTACACGACTGCGGGTAGCGTGGAATCCACGACAACTGCCCAGGACACCTCACTGGTACCTGGCGTGCTGCCCGAGGTCTTGCAGACCCACCGCTGGACGCTGCCTGAAGAGGGAGATGTTATCTACACCTTCGACGTGACCGGGGAGTCGCTGGTCACCGTCAAGCTGTACTTCTCCGAGATTTTCGCTACCTTTACCAAACCGGGCGACCGGGTTATGGACATCTATGTGGATGGGGTGTTGAAGGCCAACAACTTCGACCCCTACGTGGCGGCGGGCAACGCCCAGCACAAGGGCTCCAAGCTGGAGTACACTGTCACCCCTGCCGGTACCACCCTGGAAGTTCGAGCCGTGCGTGTCGTCCATGCGCCCATGTTCTCCGCTATCCTGGTGCAGCGTCCCCCGGTAACCGAGAAGATCCTTGCCGGGGCGCTGTCCTTCGGCGGAGTAGTGGGGCGGGCTGCGCTTTTTGTGAAGTCTCTGGGGGGCGGGATAGCTTTCAGTGGAGTCCCGGCTCTCATTAAGTCTTTTCTACGCTCCTTTGGCGGGGAGCTTATACCTGGGGGTAGTCTTAGCCGGGTTGTTTCGTCTCTGCGGGCCGGGGCACTAGCCCTCAGCGGGGCAATTAGCGGATTTTTGCAGGGTAGCCAGCAGTTTGAGATCAACCACGAAGATGGGACTCTGGGAGAGTACGCCTCTCTCGTAGACTCCGCCGACCTTTCTGTAACGGCGGAGGCAGCATTAGGGGGAACGGATTACGGGCTGGCGGTTGACATTGATGAGACAGCCAGTTATGGGGTTTATGAACTGGCGTCTCCGGTTGCGGCGACTACGGTACGGGCTCGCTTTTATGTAGACCCAAACAGCGCCACCTTTAGTACGGGCGGACTCGTTTTCCTGCTGTCTGTTTATCCAAATACCGGTATGTATGCCCTGGGGTACGTGTGGCTGCGGCACGATGGCACGAGTTTTGAACTCTGTCCTGTAGCCGTAACAGACGCCCCCAGTAATCTGGTTGGGGGGTACTACGACATTACGGACGCCCCACACTATTGTGAGATCCAGTGGACTCGCGCCAGCAGCGATGTTGCCGCAGACGGCACGATGGACTTCTGGGTAGATGGTGTACACCAGGGCACAACCACCGACATCGACAACTGGGACATCTGGGGCGGGTCCAGCAGTGAACTCTCTTTTCTGCGCTTTGGGCAGGCATTCCAGAGCGGAACCCTCTCCGGGACCTTTTATGTTGACGAGCTAGTCATCAACAATACCGGTAATGAGATCGGCCCTCTGGAACAATTATACCAGCAGGTGGTGGGGGGTGTGCTGGCCCTTGCGGGAGCGATCAGCAGGCTGTCCGTCCGGGCCTTCAGCGGAGTCCTCGGACTGGCGGGCGGGCTGTCAGCCCTGCCCAACAAGGTACTGGGCGGCTCGCTGGGCTTGGCGGGGCAGGCATCGCGCCTGATTGCGGTGACCCGGGCGGGCGTGCTGTCGGCAGCGGGTAGTCTCTCTGCCTCGGTGACCCGGGTGCTTCAGCTTGGCGGGTCGCTGAACTTCAGCAGCCTGCTCAGTCGGGTAATAGCGTCTACTCAGGATGGGTCTCTCAGCTTTGTGGGGGATGTTTACAAGGCATCTACCCGGCTGCTCTCGGGAGAGGTCTCGTTCGGCGGGGCGGTTGATGTCATCCTGGGCAAGCTGATGCAGGTGGGCGGGGCGCTCAACCTGAGCGGCACCGTCAGCCGCCTGAACAGCCTTTCCCGGACACTGGGCGGAGCCCTGGACTTCGCCGGGGGTTTGACCCGGCAGGCGGCGGTCAGTCTGGCAGGTAGTCTGGGGTTGGGCGGGACCCTCGACCGGGTCACAGCCTTCCTGCGCTCGCTGGGCGGCGAGGTCTCGTTCAGCAGCGTGCTCGACCGGCTGTACCAGTCCGGGGCGCAGACCTACTACCAGGTGGTCGGGGGTGCGCTCAACCTTGCCAGCCAGCTTCAGCGGGACATCAACCTGGCCCTCGCCGGAGCCCTCGGCCTGGGGGGGCAGGTCTACAAGGCCAGCAGCCAGGTGCTTGCCGGAGCCCTCGACTTTGCGGGCAGCGTCGTTCAGGTCAGCGGGCTGGGGCAGGTACTCGGGGGTGTCGTGTCCTTCGCCGGGGACCTGGAGAGGGAGACGCGCAAGACTCTGGTGGGTGTGATAGGCCCAGGCGGGACACTCGGCAGGCAGGTTTCGGTTATTCGAACTGGCGTGCTAAACTTGGAAGCGAGCCTGGTCCGGCAGACTAACCGCTTCCTGAGCGGGGCGCTCGACCTGGCGGGCGCGGTGGAGCGGACCCTGGGCGGGGTCATCGAGGCCCTGGTCACCGAGTTGCAGGGCAGCTTCATCGTCAGCAGTGCGCTGGCAGGGCTGTACCGGCTGCGCACCGCACTGCTCGGGCACTTTGCCATCCTAGACAACCTGCTGGGAGTCTTCTGGCCTGCGACGGATCTGGTGGGCACCGACGAGACGGCGTCTGACCTGGCAGGGCAGTTGATCCTGGGCAGCGAGTTGACCGGCGCGTTCATTGTCCAGCATTCTTTAGTGGGGGTATACGCGATTGCGACATCACTTGGGGGCAGTCTAATGACCAGTGAGAACCAGAACTTTGAGATGTACTCCGGGGACACGCACCACCTGGACATCACGGTACGGGATGCTGACGGTGCGCTCATGGACCTAACAGGGGCGACAATCGAATGGGGTCTGTACGACCAGGACGGCACGGTACTCGTTTCCAAGTCAACCGGCTCTGGGATCACGCTTACCGATCCGGTCAACGGCGTCTTCCGCGTGACCATCTCACCGGCTGATACAGAGAGTCTGGGCGGAATCTACCGTCATGAGGCACAGGTGACGGACCTGGCTGACCAGGTAGCAACCGTCACGCGCGGTAGGGCCACCATCAAGCCCGACATAGTTCCCGCCAGCTAGTCTCGGGTCCCCGGGTTTTAGCTCGGGGACCAACCCCCCTATAATACTCACAGGCACAACCGCATACTCTGGGAGAGAACTTTATGCGTCTACAAGGTACCGTGCTGATCACGGGCGGCACCGGTAGCCTGGGTCAGGCTATCATCGCCCGGGCGCACAAAGAGAACTGGAATACCACCTTCGTCGTTTACTCCCGAGATGAGAGCAAGCAGGCCCACCTGACTGCTCGCTTCCCGAATGTGCGCTGCGTGCTGGGGGACATCCGGGATGAGCCCTGGCTGCGCACCAACCTGCGCGGGGTCGATATCGTCATTCACGCGGGAGCCTACAAGCGGGTCCCCTCGGCCCAGAACAACGCCACTGAGACTGTCAAGACTAACGTTATCGGCTCGCTCAACGTCGCTCAGGCTGCGGTCGAGGCGGGGGTGAGGCGGGTGATCGGCATCTCCACCGACAAGGCGGCACAGCCGGTGAATGCTTACGGGGCGTCCAAGTTCCTGATGGAGTCCCTGTTCCAGAACGCCTGCACCTGGGGGGAGACGATCTTCACCCTGGCTCGCTACGGGAATGTCATCGGCTCCAGCGGCTCGGTCATCCCCTTCTTTATTCAACAAGCCCTCAGGGGAGACAGCCTGACGGTTACCAATGTTAAGATGACCCGCTTCTGGATCACAATGGACGAAGCCATTGACCTGATCCTGCTGGCGTCCAACGAGGACCCGGGGATGGTACTGGTGCCCAAAGCCCCGGCGATGAAGGTCTTTGAACTGGCCCAGGTCGTGCGCGATATGTACGCGCCCGGCCTGCCCATCGTCGGCACCCGCATCCGGGCGGGGGAGAAGATCCACGAGTGCATGGTCACGGCTGCGGAATCCTATCACACCCTGGAGTTGCCCAACCACTTTGCCATCCTGCCCTCAACATCCGGGCGTGACGGCACGATGCCGCCCGGCAGCGAGTATGTCAGCAGTTACCCGAGCCGTTGGTTGAGCCATGCTGACATGGAAAGCCTGATCGACCAGTGGGAGTTTCGCCGTGTTTGAGCCGCTGTATGTCATCCTGACCACCTACCTGCGCCAGCAGGAAGCCCTGCGCACAGTAGACAAGGTCCTGGCTAACTTTGAGTATGAGGGTGATCTGCGCTGGATCATCGTGGACGATGGCAGTCCCGAGGTTGAGGACCGGCCCTACGTCTACCCGCTGATCGAGGCTATTGAGACGGCGGGGCACGAGGTCATCAAGGTCTACAACAGCGAGCGGCGCGGGGTGGGGCACGGGATGAACGTGGGTATTCGCACCGTGCTGGGACACGAGGGGCAGGTCTTCCTGATGCTGGAAGATGACTGGGAACTGCTGGACTTGGGTTACGACTTCACCCCGGATGTGGACCTGCTGCTGGGGCACGAGGACATCGGCATGATCCGCTACGGCTACCTGGCAGCGGGTATGAGCTTCCACCTCTTCGGGCGGGATAACCGGCTGTGGTTCCGCATCGAGCCCCACCAGTATAAGTTCTCGGGCCATCCCAGTCTGCGCCATGTGCGCTTTCACCGGGCTTACGGGATGTACCGGGAAGGACTGCCGCCCGGGGAGACAGAACTGAGCATGTGTGCCCAGGTCAACCAACACCCGCAGGGACCCATGATCATCACCCCCTGCTACTACACGCAAGCCTATGGGCTGTTCGGTCACATCGGCACGAACTCGCTGAAGAATGAGCAGCCCCGCAAGGAGTAGGGCAATGGGAGCCCGGGCCTACGACAACCAGGAGCGCCACCAGGTCTTCTGCTCGCGCTGCCGCCGCTGGTTCGACACCAGCGTGCCATATCGTAAGGACCGCTCGCAGATCTTTTTCTGCCCGGTATGCGGGCATGGTGAGGTCGCCAACTACCTGGTCAAGCGCAACGTGCGCCGCCAACGGTGGGACCGGGACATGGATCGCTGGGTCACAGTAGATATTGAGTATGGCGAGTTCTGCCCCAAGTGCGGGCAGGAGATGTCCTGGACCAACGATGGGGAGTGGTACTGCCGCTGCGGGCACTGGATCAAACCGGTGGTGGCAAAGAACCCGGGGGATAAAAATGTTGTCGGGGTGGCCTGCCCCCAGTGCAACTACACCGTTTATGTAGACCGCAACAGCGGCTTCTACTACTGCTCGTGTGGGACCACTCTAGCCCGCTTTGAGGTGGATAAATGAAGGTATGTATCCTGCCCCGGTTCTCAGGCGAGGACCAGGGGGACGGCGGAATCCGCCGCGTGGTGGAACAGCAGGTTCGCTGGCTCCCGGAATACGGTATTGAGGTGGTCGAGCACCAGGACGAGGCGGATGTCGTCGCCTCTCACGCCATGTATATCAGCCACCACCCGCGCGTCGTCCACCACAATCACGGGCTGTACTGGGTGGACGACCCGGTAGACAAGCAGACGATCAACTGGCCCCTGTGGGCGATCAAGGCCAACAAGATTATCACCCGGGCCATGATCACCGCTCAGGCAGTAACGGCTCCCAGCGAGTGGGTAGCGAACGCCATCCGGCGCGGCACCCTCATCGACCCGGTCGTGGTGCATCATGGGGTCAACCTGGACGAGTGGGAGCCCGGCGTGAGCGGGGGCTACGTGTTGTGGAACAAGAACCGGACGGACCCCATCTGCACCCCCGCCCCGCTCAATCGGCTGGCGGCACTCGTGCCCAAGCAGCAGTTCGTCTCCACCTTTGGCGACCCGGCCCCCAACGTGCGGCTGGTCGGCAAGCAGCCCTATGAGCGCATGAAGGAACTGGTGCGGCGGGCCGGGGTTTACCTGGCGACCACGCGCGAGACCGGGGGCGTGGGAACGCTGGAAGCGATGGCGGCGGGGGTGCCGGTGCTGGGCTACGACTTTGGCGGCACCTCGGACTTCGTCACCCACCTGGAGACCGGTTACCTGGTTGAGCCCGGCGACGAAGCCGGGCTGGTCGAGGGGCTGGCCTACTGCCTGGCGCACCGGGAGCGGCTGGGAGCGGCAGGCCGGGAGCGGGTGCGCAGCGACTTTCAGTGGCAGGACCGGGTAGGGGACTATGCCCGGATCTACCGGCAGGTGGCACAGCCGTTTGAGGGGCCGAAGGTCTCGGTCATTATCACGGCGTACAATTTAGAATCATTCTTAGAGGCAGCTATCCGCAGTGTGGTAGACCAGACCTTCCAGGACTGGGAACTGATCATAGTAGACGACCACTCACCGGACCGCTGTGGAGAGATTGCTGATGACTGGGCGGAACGGGACTCTCGAATTACAGTTATCCATAACCCGACCAATCTCTATGTTAGCGAGGCTCGGAATCGCGGCATACAGGCTGCGCGTGGGCAGTACATTCTCTGTCTGGACGCTGATGACCGGCTGGACCGGCGTGCTCTGGGAGCGTTGGCGGGGGCGTTGGATCAAGACCAGCGGGTGGATATTGTTACCGGGCAAATGGCAGTTGTGGAGCCGGACGGTAAGGCTTGGGTTTCCCCCTGGCCTCCGACGAAGCCGAGCTATGAAGAGCAGATCAAACGCCACAATCAGCTTCCATACGCAGCCATGTACCGTCGCTGGGTGTGGGAGCGTACTGGTGGTTACCGTCGCCGCTGGCGAACTGCCGAGGATGCCGAGTTCTGGACCAGGGCAATGAGCTACGGGGCGCAGGCGGCGCATGTCGTCTCGCACCCGACCCTCATCTACTCCAACCGCCCCGGCTCGATGTCTCATTCAGAATCCGAGAAAGACTGGACCCGCTGGTTCACCTGGGCGCGTCACCCGCATCTGACCCCCTTCGGGGCAGCAACCCGCGAGATGACCCCGGTCTTCAGCTACGACCCCCCGCGTCTGAGCGTCGTTATTCCGGTCGGCCCGGGACACGAGTGGTACCTGCCCGATGCCCTGGACAGCCTGGTCGCCCAGACCTTCCGCAAGTGGGAAGTGATCGTGGTCAACGATACCGGGGTACCCTGGGGGCACATCCCCGGCTTCCCCTTCGCCCGGCTGCTGGACAGCGAGGGTCTGCCCCAGGGGGCGGCAGCAGCCCGCAACCGGGGCATCGCCGCTGCCCGCTGCCCGCTCTTCGTGCTGCTGGATGCGGACGACATCGCCCAACCCCTGCTGCTGGAGCGCCTGCTGCAAGCCCAGCGGGAGATGGGCGGCTGGGTTTATACCGACTGGTACGACCAGGAAGGCAAACACAAGCAGGCCCAGTTCTTCGATCCCAAGCGGGTGCTCAAGAAGATGCCCGGCCCGATTACCGGCCTCTATCCCAAAGCCGCCTGGGAGCGGGTGGGCGGCTTCGATGAAACCTTTACAAGCTGGGAAGACTGGGACTTCCAGATCTCGCTGACCGGGGCAGGGTTCCTGGGTCACCGTCTGCCCGAGCCCCTGTTCATTTACCGGTATCAGACCGGCACTCTACGCGAGCGGGGCTGGGACGGCAGGCGGGATCTGGTTGAGCGCATCTACCACAAGCACCGGGAAACCTATGACCGGGCCAAACTGGTTTTAGCTTTAGGCACTCAACCATTAAAATAGTGGCAGAAAGGATTTAAGCGTATGGCAGCAGGATGTTGCGGTCGCCCCAGTAAGGCGACCACACTGGGAGAGGGGACCATGTATCTGGTCGAGTATACCGGAGAGGCAACGCAGTTCCAGCGGATCAGCGCATCCCCAGGCGGCTACTACCGCTTCGGTGGGCCGAAGGACAGCGCCTCGCGCCGCTTCTACGTCCACGAAGTGGACCTTGCCAAGTTCGAGCGCAACTCCAAGTTCAAGGTGGTGACCGAGGGGCAGGCCAGTGCCGCAGTCCAGGCGGATGTTGAGCCGCTACCTGCGGATACGCAGGAAGGTCCGGGTGCCCAGTTGATCCGGGCGGGCCTGTCGGTACCGGTCGCTGCCCTGCTGGTCGAGGCGGGCTATACGGACCCGGCTGCGGTCGCTGCGCTGAGTGACGAAGAGTTGCTGGCAATCAAGGACATTGGCAAGGGCAGGCTGGCAAGTATCCGGAAGGCCCTGGGGTAATGACCCTTTTCTGGTTTATCGTGGGGGTGTTGGCGACCTGGCGCATCACCTCAATCCTACATCATGAGGAAATCGCCGCCCCGTTCCGCGCCCTGCTGGGGGTGCAGGAAGACGAAGGGTTAACAATCTACCCAGACACCTTCCTCGGGCACCTGATTGAATGCTTCTGGTGCGTGAGTGTCTGGGTAGCCATAGGGTGTACTCTGATCCTGGTCTGGTTCCCGTATCTACTTCTGCCCTTTGCGCTGAGCGCAGGCGCAATAGCAATAGAACGGGTATATGAACATGGAGCAGTATGAGCACTTGCTGGAGCAGGTCCGTGAACTGAAGCGAGACATCAGTAATTATGCCACCGGCAATGACAGCTTTCGCGATGGAGTCCGCCGCGATCTGCGGGAGCTTGAGCGCCGCCTGGATGAACAACTGGATACTATGGGTAAAGAAATTCTGGAAAAGATCGCGGCGGCACTGGATGAGCAGCGCACTGAGATCGGCAAGATCAACACACGTCTAACCGTTGACGAGCAGGAGTTGGCGGTTGTCAAAGAGACCGTCGCCAGTATGCTCGTCTCGGTAGAGAGGCACCGGAAGGTGCTATACGGAGACGAAGAGCCTGGACTGGTCGAGTACGCACGGGTCGCCATGCGAACCGCTGCCGAAGCTGCCCGCACCGCACAGGAGAGTCTGACTATTGCCAAGCAGACGGCTGATGCCTCGGAGCAGGTAGGTCGGCACGTCTCGCGGATGCTGGACGTACAGGAGAAGGCACGTATCGACGCCCAGGAGCGGCGCAGCCGGACACGGGATCTGCTTGCCAAAGCTCCGGCCCTGGTCACCGTCCTGGTCACCATCGTCACCTTTTTCTGGGGGCTGTGGCTGCGCATGGTGCTGGGTACCGATATTACCGGGCTGGTAATCGCCAGCGGTTTCGGGGTAACCATTGCCATCTTCCTGCTGATTACACTCCGGGCAGTGCGGGGTTCTGTCAACCCAGAGGATAATACCTAAATGGCACGGTCGAGTATTCCAACCTTAATCCCGCTCGACCGGGCGGCGGAACTGCTCGGGATGAACCCGCTGCATTTTAACAGCATTCAGTCCGAGAACTACCCCTTCCGCTACCCGTGCGACGATACCTGGTTTCAGTACGACTGGCAGGATGCCGGGCGCATCTCCCGAGAGTCGCTGGCCTTTGCGCTGCGCCAGGCTGAGGACATGACCTGGCGGCACCTGGGCTATTCCATGCTCCCCATCTGGCACGAGAATGAAGAGCATGTGCCGCTCCAGCACTACCGGCCCGAGATCTCCTCGCTGCTCAACTCGCGCGGCCTGCCCAAGAGCATCACCACCAACAACGCCTATGTCATCGAGGTGGGCAAGCGGACTAAGACTCTGGTGCAGCGCAACGCTTTCCTGGAGTACGAGGACACGACCGGCGATGGCTGGAAGGATACCGTTACCCTCACCTGCGACACGACTGTCACCGATCCCGAGGAACTACATGTCTACTTCCCCGGGGAAGATGGGGCAGATGAGTGGGAGATCCGCCCGGTCAAGGTCAGCATCTCGGATGGGCTGGCAACCATCACCCTTCAGCGCCACCAGGTCCCCCTGCCGGAGTTGTGGGAGCGGCAGCGCAGCCCGGAGAGCCTGGGCCTGACCATCGACGGTGATAACGATGCTAATTTCCTGCAAACGGTGGATGTCTACCGGGTCTACACAGATACTACCGACCAGGGACATCTCATCAACCCGGCCTACTGCCTGACCTGCTCGGGTGCGGGCTGCGTAGCCTGTGGCTACGAGACACAGAGTGTATGCGTCACCATCCGGGACCCCCGGCTGGGCATCCTGGCCTACCAGCGGGCAACTTGGGATGCCGCCAACGCCCGGTGGGTGCCTGCTGCCACCACCAACTACCGGGAAGAGCGGATCAAGGTCCACTACCGGGCCGGGCATGTAGACTACCGGCTGACTCGCCCGTTCACCCAGATGGAGCCCCGCTTCGAGCGGGCAATTCTGTACTACGCCCTGACCCTGCTGGATAATGAGCCGATGGGCTGCGAGAACTTCAAGCAGATGTACAATGCCTGGTCGCTGGACCTGGCTAAAGCAGAAGCCGGTACATCCTGGCAGATCGCCTTCCAGGATCTCCGCTCGCCCTTCGGCACCACAAAGGCAGCGATTACCCTGTGGCGGCTGGTCAAGGCTGAGCAGATGGTCAACGCCAAATAGGGGGACATTTTAGCGTATGCCTCAAGTAATATATACTAACGACGAGGGTTACAAAGAGGTCAGGTGGGTGCCCGAGCACGCGACCCCCGCGCAGTACCAGTGGGGTGTGGTGCTGGGTCCGCCCGATCTGTCGAGCCTGGATCTGCCCGAGACGAAACGCCGTGAGGTTTCCAACCGACTGGCTGAGGCGGGGATTTTCGACCTGGTTACTCTGGTCGGCAGGCGCGGAGAGCTTGTAAGGATTTTAGAAGTCGTCGGGGTAGGGGACGTTTCGGGGGTGCGCAACGCCATCATCGGACTCTACCAAGCAGACGCCTATCCAGAAAAATTCGGAGGGTAAGACAAAATGGCTGGGAATGCAGTCGAGCGTAGGCGTTCGCGGGTGTTCATCATCCCCCAGCAGGCAGGTCCGGCAAACGCGCCCGAGTACCTGATGTTCTCGGCAGCGGGAGCCCTGGCCTGGCCCCAGGGTGATGTTACGTTGCATAAAGCACCGAGCCCCACGCGGCGCGACAAGTTTGAGGTCATTGCCCGCACGCAGGATGCGCGAGAGAATGCCACCCTCTCGCTCAGCGTGGTTGACCAACTGGCAAAGTCCCGCATGTTTGAACTGGTGCGCCAGCGGTGCGCCTTCGACGTGCTGGTGGTTCACGGTCTATGCCAGGACCCCCAGGATCTCAACGGTGGCTGGTCGAGCGGCAAGGTGCGCGTGCTGGCAAATGCCCGCTTCACCGACTACAGCACTGATGAACTGGGCACGATGGACGAGTCCTCGGACGCACCGATCATGGAAGAGCTTTCCATCTCCGCAGAGGAGTTGCTGGAAATCCTGCCCATGACCTATCTGGAGAAAGCCAAGAACCAGATCGTGGCTGAGGTCGTCAAGGTCGTCTTTGTAGACTCGGTGCAGTGTGGCGACTGCGGTGGGGCCCCCAGCGACGGCATCAGCAAGGTGGCGGCTCTGGTCTCCCCGGCTGGTTCTTCGCCGGGCACCCTGCCGGAAGTTGTAGCCACGATGGACGGCTACTCCACGACCATCGAGTCGTCCATCACCACGATGGCTCCTACCGATGTGGCTGCGGACATGGCGCACATCGGGGATTACCTGGTGGTGCTCCAGAGCGGGGCAACCGGCGCGATCCAGTACATCAACCTGGATGAGATGCTGCGCGGGGTGGGCACCTGGACTGAGGTCACAACCGGGCTCGATGTCTCGGGCGCTCCCCAAGCTATCTCGTCGGTGGGTCCGCGCGACACCTGGATCGTGGGCGCGGGCGGCTACGTCTACAAGATGGCGGACGTGATCTCGGGAGTGACGGTGCAGGATGCCGGGGTTGCTACCCAGGAAGACCTGCTGGATGTTCACGCCCTGGATCTGGACAACGTGGTGGCGGTGGGCAAGAACAACGCCGTCATCTACACCACCAACGGGCAGGACTGGGGCGTGGTCACCGGTCCCGAGCCGGGCGCAGACCTGAAGGCAGTCTGGGTGCGCAGCGAGATCGAGTGGCTGGTGGGCACCGATACCGGCAAGCTGTGGTACACGCGCAACGCGGGCGTCTCCTGGACGCAGAAGCGGTTTGTCGGGGACGAGAGCGGGTCCATCGAAGACATCCAGTTCGCCAATGCCAACGTGGGCTACATGTCCCATACTCTGGCGACGACTGCCGGGCGCATCCTGCGCACGATTGACGGTGGCTACTCGTGGTTTGTAGTCCCCGAGGGGCAGGGCAGCCTCCCGGCGAGCGACATCATCAACAGCATCGCGGTGCCCGAGGATGATGCCAATATCATCTACGCGGGCGGTCTCGCGGACAACGCGGCTGACGGTATTCTGATCAAGGGCAGCGCCTAACCATAGCTGAGCTAGGGAGAGAGCACAACATGGTCGATCTGGGTGCAATACAGAATGAAGCTAACCAGGCTGTCGCGGACATCCTGGCGGATGAATCAGTGCAGGCGGATGATCCCCGGTTGCTCCGGCTGTCAACCGGGGTCATCCTGCGCATGAAGCCGGTCTCGCCCTTCATGCTGAACCTGCTGGCCCACAAGTACCCGGAGCCCGAGGTACCCTCGGTCTTCATCGAGTCAAAGGGGCGGTACGAACTCAATCCCCTGGACCCGGACTACGTGCGGCTCAAGGAAGAGCGGGACCAGGCCCGGCAGCAGGCAGCGATTGACCTGTATGTTGGCAAGGGCACCGAGTTGGTGAGGGGTCCCGACGATCTGCCAGGGCTGGATGACGAGTCCTGGGTCCAGGACCTTGTGGACCTGGCGGACCCGGGGGACCTGGTCGAAGAGGAAGTCAAGCGCATCGAGCAGAACCCCCGCTACCGCTATGTAGCCTGGGTGAAGTATGTTGCCATCGGCAACCGGCAGGATCTTGAGGATCTATCCCGCCGCGTCATGCGGGTGATGGGCGTCGCTGCCGAGGACGTGGCAGACGAGGTGCGTAAATTTCCAGATAACCCGTAACGGGGAGCCGATTGAAGACATCCGCCCGCGTCACACGGTGCGGACAGGTATCGCCTTTACGACTATGCCAGGGCTGGTGCCCCTGTATGACGAGATGGCAGCGTGCCGTTTCGCGGGGTACCGCTTCTGGCATGAGTGGCAGGATCTATCCCCGCAGGAACGCGCCCGCCTCGTCGCCTACTACTACCTGGATGCCCTCGTAGAAGGGCACAAGGAAGATGCCGCCATAGAATACAGCAGGCGGCAGAGTAAGAGGAAGTAATGGCCTCAGCGGAAATCGGAATTGCCATTGTCCTGCGCGGTCTGGGCACCTTCCGCCAGAACATGGGCGCAGCCCAGTCAGACATCAACCGCTTCGAGCGTTCGATTGCGGGCATGGCGGGATCGGCGGGTAAGTTCGGTCAGACCCTTACCTCGCTCGGTACCGCCATCATGGGCATGGGACGTACCCTGACGCTGGGCATCACCGCTCCTCTCGTCGCGGTCAATACTGCCCTGGTCAACGCGGGCATCCAGTTTGAGGATGCCTTTGCCGGGGTGTCCAAAACAGTTGATGGTATCGCGGATGATTTCGGGAACCTGACAGAGCTTGGTCTTGGGGTCCGCCAGGAGTTCCGGGACATGGCTCTTGAGATCCCGGTGGCGGCGACTGAACTGGCCCGCATCGGTCAGATCGCCGGTCAGCTTGGCGTCGAGGCGGCACCCCTTATCGGGGAGTTGGGCACCGAACTGGGCTACTTCACCGAGATCGTCGCCAAGATGGGCGCGACCACCGACCTGTCCACTGAAGAGGCAGCGTTCGCCTTCGCTCGTTTGGCGAACATCATGGGCCAGCAGGACAACATTATTGAGTTTGTCAATGGGCTGTCCAATGCCATCGTAGACCTGGGCAACAACGCCGCAGCCACCGAGCCGGAGATTGTGGCAGCCGCCCTGCGTATTGCGGGTGCCGGGCGTGTGGTGGGCATGTCCACCCAGGAAGTGCTGGGCTTCGCTACTGCACTGGGCGAACTGGGTGTGCGGGCAGAGATGGGCGGCACGGCTGTCTCGCGTGTCATGCAGGAGATGTTCTTAGCCATCTCGGAAGGTGTACAGACGACCGAGGTGGTATTGGAACAGGTAGACTCGGCTGAGCGGGCTCACCTGGAGAGTCTGACGCGGCGCTCCCTGAACGCTCAGCAGCGCCAGTTTGAGTTGGATGCGGCCCTGGACCGGGGTGTCATCTCAATGGAAGAGTACGACAAGCGGGCGCAGAAGAACAACCAGACGCTCGCTGAGCTGGATGCCGCTATCGCAGCCCTGCCCGAAGGCTTGGACGAGGTGGCAACGGCAATGGTCCAGGCGGGGGGCCCGCTGGTCACCTTCGCCACCATCTCGGGCCAGTCGGTGGAAGAGTTCGAGCGGGCCTTCAAGGAAGATGCGGCGGGCGCGGTCGTCCACTTCATCGAGCGACTTGCCATCATGCAGGACGAGGGCAAGATTACAAAGGACATGCTCAACGAACTGGGGCTCGGTGGCGTGCGCGTGCGTGACGTACTCAACCGCATGGGCGGTGACATGAGCGTAGTCACCGAAAACATCGAGCGGGCAAACCGGGCGTGGGAAGAGCAGACGGCACTCCAGATTGAGTACCAGAAGCGGATTAATACGGTCAAGTCCCAGCTACAACTACTGGGCAACCAGTTCAAGGACCTGGGCATCACCATCTTTGACCTGGTGAAAGAGGACCTGGCCCGGCTGATCGCCGGGATCAGCGCCATCATCCGGCATTTTCGAGAGATGGATCCGCGCACCCAGCGACTCATCCTGCTGGTGGGGGGCTTGGCAGCAGCAGTAGGTCCGCTGCTGATCGCCTTTGGTGGCATCGTCGCCATCGTGGGGCAGGTAGCTACCGGCATTGGGGTGATTGCCACCGCGATGACCGGGGCACTGGGGCCTGTGCTGCTGCTGGTAGGCGCGATTGGGGCGCTCATTGCCGGGCTGGTAGCCCTCACGCCCCTGGGAGACCCGGTACGCGATTTCATTGACAAGATTCGGCAGGACATTGAAGCCTACCTGAGCGGCGAGGGTCTGCCGCCTATTAGTATTCCTATTACCCCGGTAGTGGAAGAACCGGAAGACACGGGTCCCCGGGCTCCCAACGTGCCGGTGGTCAACGTAGTCCCGCGCACGCTCGCCCCGGGACCTACAAATGTGCGCAACCTGCCTGAAGGGATCGACTTTGGTGCGGGATATGACTGGTCTGAGCCGCCTGATTTAAGCGCAATGCGGGCGGCAGTTACAGAAGCAGCCATTCCCGAGCCGGAAGCGGTGCAGGCAGGCTGGCAGGTAACCCTCGATACCATCAAAGAGAAAGTCAGCGGGTTCCTCTCAGAAATTAGCGGATTCTTTACCGACCAGACAGCCCGCGTTGGTCTCTTGGAGCAGTTGGGCTTTACTCCTGAGCAGGTTGCCGAACTCGACAACTTTGTGCTGATGATCGAGTCCATCTTCAAGGTCATCCCGGAGACCGTCAAAGAGGTCTTCGCGGATGTGAGTGAAGTCTGGGAAAACGACTTCATCCAAAACCTGCGCGACGTGGGGGTGCTCGAAGATATTGAGGTCAACTGGACAGATGTGTGGGATGCCATCCGGCAGGCAGTGGTCGGGGCTGTTCAAGGTATTGCCTTTATCGTTGCCCTTTTGTTGAGTATCGTCACCGGGATCATCTCCGGACTGGCGGGCATGGCAGCAGTCATCATTGGGCAGTTCCAGGTACTCGCCGTCACCGTGCCTAACATCATTAGGGGCCTGATCAACGCCGTCTCAAATTTCTTTCTGATGCTGCGCAAGTTCTTTACAGGCGACTTTGACGCGGCTAAAGAGCACTTCATTCGCGCCTGGCAGGGGCTACGGGATGCCGTAACGAACCTCTTTGCCAGTATTGCTGCCCTGTTCTTTGGGGCGTTTGGTGGCATCTTGGCCTTTTTGGGGGGCTTCATTCAGGGGGTCATCAATTTCTTCAAGAATTTATATGAAACCCTGGTCGGGCACTCCATCATCCCCGACATGTTGAACGCCATCAAGCGAGTCTTTACCGACAGGCTGAACGATGTCAAGGAGTTTGTGCAGGGGATCATTGACGATCTCAAGTCCATCTGGACCGGGCTCAAGAACAGCCTGGAACGCATCATTGACGGTATTGGCGATTTTATTGACAGCATCGGAACCACCACCGAAGAGATGCTGGACGTGGCGGGGGGAGCCCTTGAGGGGGTCAAAGGCGCGTTCATCAGTCTCAAGGAATGGCTGCTCGGCAATGTCGAAGACATCCTACGGCCCATCCGCAGGATTGGAGAGGCGGTGGGCTTGATCCATTCAGAAAACACGAACTCGCCCGAACTCAAGTTGCAGCACTCTTTCGAGTTGTTTGAGGACTATCTGAAAACAGCAAAGTTCGATTACACGGTCGGCGCTCGCCTGGCTCCCGAGACGGTAGACAGCCTCTCGGCAATGGTCTCGCCAGGGCGCAACGTCAGCTATGTGAGCAACGACAACCGCATCCAGGTGGGCGATGTGAATACTTACGGGGCGCGGGCCAATCCCGGGGCCTCGCTCATGGACACCCTGCGCCGGGTACAGTCCCAGAGGGTATAACTGTGACAATCATCGAGAAGCTGGACTACATCACCCCTGACGGACAGGTACTCCCCCTGCACAACCCGCCCAGCCGGGTGGTAACCGAGATCACGGGGTGGGGGGAGCCGTCCAAGCAGGTAGATACCCGGCGCGGGGCCTACCAGCACGGGGAAACCATCATTGCCACCTGGCTGGAGCCGCGTGAGGTGTCCTGTACCCTGCGCCTGCAAACCCGAGACCGGGACGCCTACTGGAGTATGCGCCAGCGGCTCAACAACGCCCTGCGCCACAGCCGCACCGAGCCCCTGTACCCGAGGCCCGGCGTGTTGCGCCGCACCCTCTCCAACGGGCAGGTGCGCTGCCTGGATGTCGTGCTGATGGAAGGGCTGGCCTATACCAATCCAGGCGCGAATACCTGGGACGAGTGGGGGATCTTCGAACAGCTAAAGTTCATGGCTCACAACCCGGTCATCTATGACCCGCAGCAGTATCTCATCACGCCCCTGACCGGCTTTAACAGCACGCCTACTCAGACGCGCACGGTCGTCTATACCGGGACCTGGGCAGAGTACCCTATCATGACGGTCACCGGGCCTACTGATGGGTTTGCTATCAGAAACCTGACTACCGGGCATGAACTCTACTATATCCGGACGGTTAAGGCAGGCGAGGTCATTACCATCGACCTGCGCTACGGGGAGAAGTCGCTGACCAGCAACCTGGACGGTCCGGTTACCGGCTACCTGGATATGGGGTTCTCAGACATGGGGGTATGGTCGCTCCAACCCGACCCGGTCGCTCCACAGGGCATCAACCAGATCGAGGTGCAGACCTACTTCACACAGACAACGGCGACCAAGTTTGAAATGAGTTACTACCTGCGCTACGAGTCCATCTAGGGGCGGCTTGCTGCCAGGTGGGGAAGGTCCCGTACTGCTGCCCTCACCGCCCCCAGGATCATTCCCCACCTGTTCGAGAGGCGGCTGGTGAGCCGCCTCTCTCGATTCTACCGCTGGGGCCGGTGCTGCTGGATGAAAGTCTTGGGGTCGATATAGTGGGCCAGCACCCCATCGTAAGAAGCCCCGGGCCAGTGGTTGGGATTGCGTTCCATGATGTCAGTCCGTGCCATGTCGAAATGGAGATGGTAGGCAAACCGACCGTCCGAGTTGCCGACCTGCCCGATCTGCTGCCCGCGTGCGACAACGTCCCCGGTCTTAACCAGCACATTGTTCATATGGGCGCTGCGCGACCAGATGACCAGTCCATCCGGCAGCGGGTCGTGTCGGATGACGACCAGGTTGCCCCAGGTGCCGTTTCCCCTGCCGGAGAAGGTGACCAGCCCCGAGCCCGAGGCGTAGACCGGAGCGTGCCGGTCGGCGTCCCAGTGAGGGCTGTTACTGTTGAGGTCGGCTCCGGTGTGGAACTGGGGGATACCATTGAGCAGGTAGCGGCTGGCAAAGCCAGTCGCGTCGAACCAGGTGCCGGGCCACACCTGTGCGCTGGCCCGCTCTTCCTCGGTACCGATGGGCGGGTCAAAGCCGTCGCCTGGCAGGTCAAAGACCAGGCCCAGGTTGAAGGTGTCGTTGAGCAGGGCCTTCAGCCCGCGTGCGTCGCTGCGGGCGTAGGTGTCCAGGATCTCGCGCAGGTAGCCCCGCTTGATGATTAAGTCGCTGTCCATTTTTTGTCTCTCCAGGAGTGGTAGGTAAGCGGATGAGGCTGTTGTACCACTCTTCGGGGCACTTTCAAAACGGGGAGCGGTCCTCAATTCCCCGTGCGGGACGCCTGCCCGACAGCGCCCACTGCTCAAATTCCTCTCTGAAGTGAATGATCAACTCCCGCGCCTGGTCCTGGGGTAGCTCGTAGATGGGCTGGGGGTTAACTGCCAGTTTGATCATGAGGTCAAAGAGGTAGACCAGTTTACCCCCGGTGTTGTCCGAGTCGTTGGCCCAGGACTGGATCACCTGGATGTTCTCAGCCGTCAGGCGATTGAAGTTGAACTTGATGTCTGCGATGCTCATGGTCGTCCTATTATAATGTAGGGACCCGAATTTCTACTCGGGTCCCTTCTATTTCTCGCACGTCCGGGCTACTCCACAAACCCCAGCAGGATCTCCGTCGCCAGCTTGCGTATCTTGGGATCGGGGTTTTCGATGCCTGCCTTGAGAGTCTTGGCAACCAGCGTGCTGAACTCCATCTCCGACTGCACCTGACGCATGATCACCATCACACTGCCCATCAGCAGCCCGCGTGAAGTAAAGATGCGCAGCGTGCCCGCCCCGTTAACCATCTCTTCCCAGGCTTCCACAATATCCTCGGATGCAGGCTGCTGCATCTCAGGCGGGAGTGCTTGCAGTGCGCTGTGCGTCTTGCGCTGGTAGTCTGCAATGAACTCCCGGCACTCTTTGACAGCCTCTTCCTCGTTGTCAAACATGCGCAGCGTGGTCACCTTATCCTGATACCGGGCTTCCATCAACCACACTTCAGGCTTCATCGTCCACCTCTTGGTCCATGTAGGGAGCCACGTTCACCAGGAACTCCAGCCTGTCCAGGCTGGGATCACTGCCGAAATCTCCGATGCGGCATACCATCTCGTCCTCGGTGACCGGGCGCACGATCATGTAGTTGAAGCCGCGCATGAAGTCACGCGAGATGAAGAACGTTATGTCCTCGCCCTCGCTGACCACCTCTTCCCAGGGCTCCCAGGTCGAGTCACCCAGCATCTTGCGCAGTTCCTCTTCACTGGTGTCCGGGTCCCCTTCCTGAAGATGCTCCACGATACCGGACTGGAAGCTGGACAGGGACTTGCGGGCCGCTGCCAGCCCCTCTTCCCGGGTGCTGAAGAACCCTACTGCCGTGCAATGACCGGTCGAAACAGCCTCAGCCACCCAGCACAAACGTTCACTCATCAGTTTCTCCTTTTAGCTAATTTAGCTAGACTAGGTCTTACCCGACTACATCAAACAGCACAACCGTTACCAGGTCTGTTTCCTCGAACCCGGGATAGATGTCCTGCATCACTGCCAGCAGCCCCTCGCGGGTGCGGCAGGCAGGGTCGTGCTCCACCGCCAGCCATGCGGCGGGGATCTCCTCGAAGGGCAGAGTGTGGGTGCGGGTGATGATTCCCCGTGCAACCTGGTTCTCTTCCAGATCACAGAGGGAAACCAGCGTACCCTCTTCCTCTGCCCACTTGTCTCCCCGGCGCACCGTGACATTGGTCCCTTCCTCGAAGGTCGGGTTCTCGAACAGTAACTTCTTCATGGTTCCCCCTTAAAGGATTGGTCGAATAGGTCCCGGAACTGAAATGCTCAGGACAGTAATCCCCCAACAATCCCCGCTACCCGCAGCAGAACCAGCAGGATAGCGGCAAAGACCAAGACCCAGACTAAAAAGTTGACGTACCCGTCTTCGTGCCACATACTCGACACCTCAGCTTCAGGCTCAATAGAATGCCTGTACTATTTAGTTTCGTAGAAATCAAATCCCAGCGACTTGGTCCAGGCTTGTATGGTGGCCTCGTTCGCATCCAGCAGGTTGGCATCGTTGTAGTAGGTCGTCTCGTCGCCGGGGGTCAACGGACCATCCAGCAAGTCAAGGGCCTGCTCCCGGGTAATCTGTCCCTGCTGGCGATACTTCTTGATGGTGCGCAGGCGCAGCAGCCTGGCTACTCCGGTAACGATGGAGTCACTCATGTTCATTCCTTCCCCCGATATTCCAATGTCCTTCGCTCCCCGGTATAGAGGACATAGCCACAGTCGGCGCAATAGACGAGCGCCTGGTCCCAGACCGTCCCCATGAGCTTCACCTCGCGGCTGCGGTAGTCGGCTTTGGTCAGGTTATGCCAGGTCCGCATTGGCGCGTCGATGAACACTTTAGCCGAATAGCGGACGTTTTCGCTTCCGCAGCGTGGACAGGTGAGTGTACTCATCCCCGTTATCCCTCTGTTGAGATGTTGGCAAGCCGGGCCTTCACCCACTTGGGAGCCCGTTTAGCCTTGTAGTGCCGACGCAGCCCGCAGTCATCGCACTTCACCAGAAGATCTCCGGTCAGCCAGGCATCATTGCTGGTACCCGCGTAGCCCCCGTTCTCCCAGGTGTGCTCGTAGAGCAGGTCATAGAACTCAATGATGGTGCAATTGCTGTGTCGGCACTTAGCCATTGTCCCTACTCCCTGAGATCGTCTGCCGTGCCGCCTGCCAGTAGTTCCGGGCCTATCTTGACCAGAGCCGCCTTTGCCTTGTGGAGCATCTGGTCATAGACTGACAACGGCTTGCCCTCGATCTTGTACTGCCAGGTCTGCTTGGGCTCCAGGTACGGGATGAACCAGGCCAAACAAGCGACCGCATCCCGCAGGGTCTCAATGTCCCCCTCTGGTCCGTAGCAGTACGGACACGGACCCTCGATGTTCTCATAAGTTGCCGGGTCCCAGCCCACTACTGTGATGCCGCTGCCCTCACACTCAACACAGGCTATTTGGTCGCCGCGTACTCGCAGAGAGGTGTAGTTGTCGGTAAACTGGACGATATACCCACCGTCTACCAGCCCGATAACCCGCCCGACATCTCCCTCGACAATCCCGTTCCGGATCTTGTCTGAGGTGTAGATGACTGGCGCTCCAACACGGTACTTTCTAGTCATGTCTACCTCGCTGTATGTATTCAAACCGGATCAGCAGCGCCAGCACAATGACAAGATAGGCGAGCCCTGCCGGGGGATACCGCTGGTACAGATGTACAAACATTACCCCTACCAGTATCAACCCCAGAATAGCCCCCAGCAGGACACTTGCCAGCACCCAGCCGCGCATCAGCCTGCCGCTCCCCAATCATCATCCGGGGGCTCTGTCTTTGTCGGCTCTATGAGCAGCATAAGCCCCTGGCTGAAGCGGATTGTGACCATTGCCCCGATAAACCCGACCGCCAGGCAGATAGACAGGCCCAGACTGGTGTGCTGGTACAAGAGCCCGGTAAGGACTGCGGTCAGAGTAAATAGGGCCAGCAGCACAAATAGTATATACATGTACTACTCCTACTCTGCGCCGGGAAAATCCTCTTCGAGCGCCACCACCTTATCGTACAGGCGCTCCAGGCTGTCCAGTACCTCAAAGATGTCATCCACCACATCCTTGAAGCGGTTACGCTCTGCATACTCATCGGTGTGATCCGGGACTTCGGACAGTACCTCAGCCCCCAGGTCGATGATGTTTCCCAGAGCCTTGTCTACTAGATTACTCGCTATGTTGGTACGCATCACTCTACTCCCAGCCAATAGTGGTCGGGTAAAACGTTCTTGACCTGGCGGATCTCCAGCCCCTCTATCTCGCCCGCCAGCTTCGCTGCTGTCGAGGGGTGAACCTGGCAGATGGTGGGCGACTCGCCATACTTCTGTGCGTAATAATCCACCGCCCGCTGAAGTCCCACCAGTGAGGGTGAGGCGTCGTACCAGAGCATCCCTATCTTCACACCAGACTCCTTTCCCAGGGATCGTACAGATCTGCTATTGCGTCGTCTATCGCAGCCACCTGCTCCGGGTCCTGGGGCACAATAAAGAACCCCTGCTCACTCAAGAATAATTCCAGCACTGCCTTGATCCGGTTGCGCTGCTCGGCTCGCTGCCGGGCCTGGGCAACCTCGTCCTTCTGCTGCTGAGCAGCCGCATACTTGGACACCGTCGCCTTGTGACAGCCCTCAGAGCAGAAGTGGTGCTGTATCTCCCCGTGAAACTTGCCGTCCGGCTTGTGCAGGGCATCTGTAATCACCCACTCGGGCTTGGCGATCTCTTCCCCACAGTTGTCACAGAAGTAGGTATACTTAGCCTTGATCATCGTACATCTCCTTAATCCGGGCCTCAATCTCCCGGGCTTTACGCTCGTTGTCCGGCACCTCATAGGTACCGTCTACCTGCAAGAACATGTCCAGCACCCGCTGAAGGCGCTGAACCCGCTCCCGGTGCAGTGCCTCGCGCTGGGTGCGCCGGATCTCACTGGATGTGTAGCGTTTCATAGTCGCTCGTCCCAGAAAGTCAGCGCCACCCGTAAGGCGTAGGCTAGGGCGAAGAAAGGCGTGACCCCCAGAATAACCAGCAGGACAAGGGGCCACCAAAGGGCGACAGCGACTACCTGCCAGAGGTTCAGGTCAGACTCTTCTATCATCGCCATGAATAAAACGAAACACACAAAGAGCCAAAAGACAACCCCACTGGCTATCATTATGTCCTGTGAGTCCATGTCAGGCCCCCCGGTAGCGGTCCTCGCCGTGCCCCTCGCCGTCGATCAGCCCGGCGCTCGCCCGCTGGTTCAGCCGGTACAGCAGATGGGCAGCGGCATCCTCTAAAGTAACCCCGAGATCCGTGATGCCCTGGACCACCGCCCAGAGCACATCTTCTAACTCTTCCAGCAGCCGCTCCCGATTCTCGGGCGAGACCACAAAGGGCACCGGTTCGCGCCGCATCTGTTTATTGAGGATGCGCTGGGTCTCGCCCGCTTCCTCGACCAGCAGGGCAACCGGGTAGATGACCTGGTTCTCGTCCGGGTAGATGGCTGTCTCTGCCACCCGCCGCTGTAAGTCGTTGAGTTCCATAGAATTTGCGGCAGGGTACTCCCCGTTTTAACGGGGAGGGGAATGCCGCCTTCCTCCTTTTGCGCTTCTCACGATGTGGTGCATCACCTGCCGCCCGAGAAATTCGCTGTACGCGGGCGGGATGGCTTGCGCGGTCTCGCGCTGCGTCATGTACCAGTCGATGCCCATTGCCGCCCGCCCCTCCGCTACCCCGCTGAAATGGCCGAAGATGCTCCACACCTCGCCCTCGTCCTGCGGCTGGCGTCCGGTGCGCGGTGCCCGCAACCCCAGCGCCTTGTGCGAAACGTGCTCGGGTGCTACCAGCGGCAGGTTGCTCTCGAAGTAGCGATGCCGGAACATCCGCAGTCCGAACATCGTGCCGCACAGCATCACAGGGTTGTGCAGCGGTGCGCCTGCTACGTTCTCAATAATGTACGGCTTGCCGCTATCCACGAGCAGCGCCCGCGCTGCCGCTACCAGGTCGGGGTACTCGTTGCCGAGTACGTTATTCAGCGACGTATACGCCTGGCACGGCGGGCTTGCCCAGATGAGGTCAAATGTGCCGAGGTCGAGCGGCGGGCGTAGCGCGTCGCCCCGCACGAAGGCGAACGGGTAGTTCGGCTGGTTGCCAATATCGACACCCACGACCTCGAAGCCCGCCATGTGCAGGCCCATCGCCGCGCCGCCCGCGCCGCAGAACAAGTCCAGCGCCTTCATCTCACGCCACCGCCAGCTGCGTGTACGTAGAACAAAAGTGCGCGTTGACCATGTTATCCCTCTCTGAATATTCTCTCCGCCGGGACGCGGCCCCCAGACGCTAACGTGGGCCACGATGCCGTGCGTAGTCTGGGAAGCTCCCCCTTTAAGGGGGAGAGCCGTCACCAGAGCTCCATGTCTTCGGGGTCTGCCTTGACCCCTGCCGGACAGCAGCAGCGTCGCCAGTAAGCCCGGCCCCAGTAACAAGTTGTTAGTTCTTCAGTTGCCGGGTAGAGTTCGACCAGATAGGTGCCCCGCCCGCCACACTCGCACGAACAGGGGTCCTCTTCCTCTACCGGCCGCCCATCTACCCAAACAGTCATGACTTCAGGTGCGACAATAAAAAGTCGATGATACCGGGACACTGGCTGCGGACCGCAGCCCTGACCCCCGCCTCAGTGAGTTCGATTAAGAAATCCCGCGTGCGCCACGTACCGCTAACCTTAACAAATCCACGAGCTTCCAAAGATTTAACACTGATCTCGTGTAAAGTACGACCGTCTTCCAGTACATAACCATACAGCCCGTCCTTGAAAGGACGAAACGGCTCCGGGTAGCACCGGGTAATCTCATTCAGCAGGCTGTACCAACTCCGTGCCTTAACGATCTCCACCTTCAAACTCCGGATAAACCTCGGTCGTCTTATTATAGAAGCAGATCCAACCACTCCCTTCAATCAGGCAGTCACAGACCCGACCTTCCTGGCTGTGGTAGTTCAGGTAGCCCGGGCACTGACCGTCCTCACCCTGCTGGTAGGCTTCCACCAAATCCTTATAGGGCTCCAGGCTGATGGCCCGCCCGCAGGTGTCCACCCTGCCAGTCTCACTGTAAACACAGGGCGGGAACTGCCCGGGCCGGGTCACTACCGCTTCAACCGTTGTATCGCCCCCGTACTCAACTGCCAGCCGCTCGAAGACGGTGTCCAACACACTGAGCCCAGCACTGTACTCCGCCTCACCGCCCATGCCGAAGATCTCAGCTTCCAGCAAACGGGCCAGCAGGTCCACTTCAGCATCACTCAGGTACACCCGCAACTCCGGCGTCGCCGTTGGCGTCGGGGGTGTAGTTGGCGTCGCCGTTGGCGTCGGGGGTGTAGTTGGCGTCGCTGTCGGGACCGGTGCTGCCTCTGTTGGTAGCTGCGTGGGTCGCCGGTCCAGCGGCAAGGGTGTCTCCGCCGAGTCTACCGGGACAAAGACCAGCAGGTTTACTGACAGGATCAGAATTAGAGCAAAGATGGTATAAATAATTGGACTAGAGCGCACGATTACCCCCAGTGAGCTTGATGTTTGTGCCGGTAACAGTAGGCATACCCGCCGACCACTGCTCCGGTCTTAATATCTACTACCTCTGGACAGAACGCTGTTTGTCCCCAGGGTTGATAACTACAGGTCACCTCTCCCCGGCGAATGTGACTCTTCAAATGACTGGCCCAGCCCAGTCCGTTTGATGTGACTAGCTTCCCACAATAATGACACCTGCGTTTACCATAAGTTCTGCCCATCAGCCCACCACCATAAACCTCAGTAACTCAACCCCGAACCGGTACAGGAACTCCGGGATCGGGCGGGGGACGGCTCCCCTCAGCAGCAGCCAGAACACGATGTCTGGGTGTGGCCTATAGAGTTCATTCCCCCGCCCGCTAGTGCGGAGCCTGTGGCGCTCGAAGCGGTACTTGGCTTCCTCTTCAAGCTCCCTGCCCCTGTCCGGGAAGACCCTGAGCAGGTACGTGTGCGGGTTGCTGGTCATATATGTATTCAGTCGGTTTTCTACATCGACAGCAAGCCCGAACTTGAAATACCCGCCCACCTGGATCACATACCCATCTGGGTTCTTACGCCTGCCCCGCCTCATGACACGTAAACGACGCTCGGCTTTGGACTCGCCAAAACCAGGCGTCGCTTTTTCTCTCCCAGGAAGTCGATGTTCACGGTTACTTGTAGTGGTAATGGCTATTCGGTTGTCACGAGCACGTCCGGTAGGAGTCGAACCTACAGTCCCCGCTTTTGGAGAGCGGTGCGTTGCCTGTTACGCTACGGACGTATAAGCCCGAGAGCGGGCTGATGGCACGGGCTGACTCTCAGGTATTCCCGCTTTAGGTCTTTCCCCGCCAGAGGAGCCGTCACCCTGCACCCCTGACTTCGCAGTTATCTCTTCTCAATTATCAGTATAAGGCATTTTTCGCAGGGTGTCAAGCAAGTCATTAAGACTGCTCAGTTGGAATCCTAGTGACTCGTCTGCTGCAACCGCTGGCGTATGACCGGCTCCTGGTAGAACTGCCAGAACTCGGGGGCCACTTCATACCGGCGCGGGATCTCATAGATGATGTCTGTGCCCCGGGTGCCCGCCCAGGTCCGGTCCAACTGGGAGCGCATTGGCAGGGTATCCAGCCAGCCCTCGACGCGCCGCATCCCGTAACGGGCAACTGCTATCCAGTAGCAGGTGGTGGTGTCGGGGGGCTGGGGCTGGTGTTCCTCGGGCAGCAGCAGGAAACAATTTACCCCACAGAAAATACGCCAGTGCCACTCTACGCTTGCTGGGACCCTTGCCCTGGATAAAATGCCCTCGTGCATCTCTACGGCCTGTAGTGGGCGAAAGCTGAGGTCAGACAAGCCCCGGCGCTCTTCGTACAGCTTACCCTTCAGCCAGGCCCGCCACGAGGGGACCTCGGCGTTGGTTAAGGTTTCCTGCCCCTGACTCTCAAAGAGAGCCGGGTCATACATGATGAGCAAGTCTAGCTCGGTAACCATCATCCAGACTCTTTCCGTCCCCGGGCTCCCAGCCAAACGCCTGGACTACCAACTGCCCGGGCGTCGTAACACAGTAAACCGGGAAGCCCGCCCACTGCTCAAAGAACTGCTGCTCGTCTTCAGTCAGTTTCCCGCCCTCATCCTTGATCTCCACTAGGACGATAAAAGGTTCCCAGAGGTCGCGGCGCATTCCACCAACCACGACATCCGGGAACCCCTGGCCTAGCGTGTGTGTGAGGGCGACCAGAAAGCCTACCTCACGCAGCGTTTCAACCAGTGCCTTCTGATTGCGGTCCGTCTTCCTGCGGTATTTCGTCATCGGGTCCCAGCCTGGAGTGAAGTCGCAGGGCTGCGGCGTTGTCACCATCCCACCAGATACTATCCTCGCGCCGCAACGCGCCGGATTCGATCTGCTCGGACTGGAGCACTGCCGCCTGCCCTGTCAAGTTGTAGTAGCCGGTTAGGTCCCGGCGCTGATGCGCCGCTAGAGCCGCCTCGTTCAGTTCGTTCAGCGTCTTCATGGTATATCGACTCTCCCTGTTCCTAAAATCAAAGTTCCATCGCATCCGCCACCAGGGGCGCATCCAGGCTGGTGTCCAGGTACCGCTCCGTCACCGCCATCGAGGTGTGCCCCAGCATGAACTGGGCCTGCTTCATGTCGTCGGTGCGGTTGTAGAGCAGTGTTGCTGCCGAGCGGCGCAGGTCGTGAACCGAAATCTGGGGCAGACCTGCCGCCCCCGCCCGCTTCTTGACCACCCGCCACAGCCCATTAGTCGTGATCTGCCCGTTCCACTCATCCGAGGGGGTCAGTGAGACGAAGATGCGCTCACTGTCCCCTGCCGGGCGCAGGGCGTGCCATGTCTCAAGCAGTGCAACAGCATAGCTGGCAACCGGTACTGTGCGTACCCGGTGGTGCTTACCCTGGATGTCCTCAAACTGGGCGACGATCTTGCCCCCCATCTCCCGTTTGCGGAACTGGCCCCAGACCAGTTCCGCAACCTCAAAGACGCGCAACCCACAAGCCAGGAAGACTGCCAGGATCGCCCGGTCGCGCACCACCAGCCGCTCATCCTCGCCCTCTTCAACCGGGAAGTTAAGCAACTGCCGCATCCCTGCGGCATCCAGCCAGTTGCCCCGCTTCTGCCCGCGCACCGGAATGCTCTCGACACTCTCTGCTTTACTCGCCAGGTCTGCCGGGATCAGGCCCTCTCGCGCAGCTACCCGGAAGAACTTGCGGATAGCCGACAGCTTCTTGTTGATGGTAGCAGGCTTGTAGCCCCGCTCGCGCAGCGACCGCTTGTACGCGCCCACTGCCTGTGCCGGGGACTGAACCCCCTGCCCCGCCGAGTGTGCCAGGAACTTACGGATCTCATCCTCGTACACCTGAGCCGTCTTCTCAGAGTTGGTCTCAGCGACCACCATCTGGATGACTGACTCAACCTGGTCATTGAACTGGGTCTTAACTATCAGGGACATCCTAGACTCCTTTGTCTATGCCTCTCTACTTCTCAGTATATTCTATTGCCTTTTCCTTGTCAAGAGGTTTCGACAAGAATCGTCAAGACCCGGGCCACACACCCCGGGTCCCGACTTCAAGGAGTCTAGTATGAGTGTGTTGGATAGTGTGGTGGTCTCTCTACATAGCTTGGCGTTCCAAACGTACCGGCAGAGTAAAGCATAATGTTCAGTCTGGCTTTTTCCATATCGTAATGCTTTTTCGCAAAGCTTCTCTCCCAAACCTCTTCATTTGCTGGCTGCTGTTGCCCTTACGATTAGGAAGCACATACACTATTTGCGGTTCATAGCCGAGTTGTTCCGCCAAGTGGGTAGTCAACAAGTCAACGGGTATCACTTCGCCTCCGTATCGCACATTGTCATTTACGAAGGCAACATGGGCTCCGGGTTGACACGTGCGCAATACTTCCGCGAATACAAACGCCAGTTCAATGAAGTACCCCTCTACCATTGACAGAATCCCCCGATTGTTGATCTCGCCCCTCTCCCAGCGAATCCTAAGTGCTTCGTTTACCTCTTGAAACACTGGGTTTGATAGTACTATGTCAAGGGTACGCTCGAAACGATCAGAGGCATCGATTGACGCATAGTAATCTCTCAGCTGTTCTACTTTCGAACGGTGTTCGACCGTGCATGACAGCTGACTCTGACGTAGTTCACGAATCTCCTCTTCATCCACCTTCAGATAGGCAAGTTCAAGTGCATATGTCCGTGTGTAATCATACCTGTTACAGTAAGGTGGAGATGTAATTACTCCTGCGAACTGATTGGATTCTAGCGTAGGCAAGATTTGCAGAGCGCTTCCTTTGAAAAGGGTCGCTTGACCCTTCGTCCTTGACGCAAGCTGGAGTTCCTTCACGTCATCAACAATGGTACTTAACGCGCGAATTAAGGCATCTTTGACAGTAGGCAGATCGCCCTTGTCCATTCCTTTGATGAGACGTTTTCCTTGCCAAGCACGCTCTCGATTCCTCTGTCTCACCTTGTCCGATCTGCTGTCCCAACGCAGGTATTGACCATCTTTACGTGTAAAACTGACTTCTTCGAGAATACTGGTCAGGACAAGTCGTAATAGCACTTTCGCTTCTACGGAAACGTCAAGTAGATCGAACCACTCAGTATAGAACATCAAATCGTTTTCAGTCGTATCGGGAAACGCACTGTCAGTGATTGCAAGATGCGGAAACCTGTGACGAGCAGGTCCCGGTTCAGTTTCTTCGATGAGCTCTAAGATCCTTTCCAGTTCGTCCGTATCATATTCGAACGCATGTGACTTGGCCTCCCATGCTAGATGACAGACAGGGAGAATTTCGATGCCGACTGCATTGATCCCATTTGCTATTGCGACCAGTAAAGTAGTTGCGGATCCACTAAATGGCTCAAGTAGTGTTTGACCTGGCTGAATGCCGAATTTATTAATCAATGACTGGACAAGTTCTGCGGAAAAGCCCTCACGGTACTTGATCCAGCTATGAACCATTTCTCCTTTGTTGCCTTGATAGCTGACAAGCTGTCGATTGAACTCGTCAGTCTCTTCAAGTAACATCATATACTGTCGCTCTAGTTGACGACGGGCATTCTGAGGGCAGACATCCTCGTGAGAAAAGGTTGTGCGCACCAAGTCTTTTCGATTGGTATTCAAATCGTTTGAATTCAGCGGTAAAGGCAGTTGCTTCACTCTAATTCCCCTAAATTGTGTCATTCTGGTCTAATCAGGTTCCGTTCTACTTCTCAGTGTATTCTTTTGCCTTTTCCTTGTCAAGAGGTTTCGACAAGAATCGTCAGGACCCGGGGTGTGCGGTCCGGGTCCTGACTTCAAGGAGTCTAGTATGAGTGTGTTGGGCGGGGCTGTGTCATTTCCCCTCACTCAATACCATGATACTCTGCTATCTCCCCGATGTCAAGTTTCTCAGCATCCTCTCCATGTCATCATGGCCCAGTACCCGCTCCAGGATCAGGGTTCCGCTGCTCAAGTATTGGTACAGAATGCGATACCCGTTAGGTCCCCGGTTTACATAGCCTATCCACAGGGACGAGTTCTTGACCCGGTGAGCCTTGAACGAGGGCAGCGCCGTGTTCGTCTGTGCCAGCAGCTTCACCTTACGATCTACCTGTTTTTGGACCTGCCGGGGCAGGTCCTTGTAGTCCTCAACGAACTGCCGCTTCTTGCGGACGGCGTTGACCGGTGTACTCATAGGCCTGCTCCCATATGTATGTGCGCAATTCGTCAAGGTCCGCTACCCGGTCCTCGTCATGCGAGACGTGGGGAGCCCACAGATCCATCGGGTCATAGTAGTCCCAGTCCAGCCAGTCGAACGGGTAACGCTGTGGGTCGAGCTTGTCCCACAGGTACATGGCATAAGCCGTCGCATCTGTCTTCTTGTTCCCGGTAAAGCTCGGGCGCTTACCCAGTACCCAGACCCGTGTCGGGGGGTGGTTGTGCCACAGACCCCTCATCCGGTCCTGTCCTTCCAGGAACCCGAGGCGCAGCAGGTACAAGACATGGCGACGACTCTGGCGCAACGCCTGGCGCAAAAACGCCTCAGCGAACTTGTAAGGTGGGTTACCCATAACAATGTCAAAGGACTGGTCCGGCAGCGTACTCTTGGTGTAGTCCTGGATCAGCCAGTCCCCGTAGAACGGGGGGCGCTCGGTAAGGTAGTATTCCAGCCCCGTAACCTGGGACTGGGGCCATCGCTTCCGGGCTGCAAAGCCCCAGACCCCCAGCCCCGCGCCGGGGTCCAGGATCTTCAGCACCCGGCTGTGCCCATCCAGGGCCCGGGTATCCACCTGCTCCAGCACAGCCTCAATCAGCCCGATTGGAGTCGGGTAGAAGTCCCGGGCATCCCGGGGGCGCATCTTCTTCTCAGTCATGATGATCGGCATACTAGACTCCTTCCTCTTCGTCGTCTACAAAGTAAACCAGGTTGAGATCCGACCGCTGCTTCATTGCCAGCAGGATCTTCTCATCCGTGCTCACGTTCAACATCCTCAGTATCCGGTTGATGCCCTGCTTAGCGAGGTCATCGTTGTCACTGAAGTAGAGTTCCCCGATGGGAGCAGACCTGCCGTTCTGCAAAACCACCAGCAGGGGTCCTTCCAGCCGGAAGCGCAGGTTATAGTCCGGCCCATCCCCTTCCGGGCTGTAGAGCGCCATGCGTAGCTGGCTGACCGTCGCCCCGGGGTCCATTGCCAGGGCCAACAGCTTGGGCTGGTTGTCCAGGTCCCTGCTGCGAGCCAGCGGGGTGAGTAGGACCAACTTCGAGATGTCGGTCCGGGTCGGGTCCCAGCTTACCTCTCGCATGATCGGCCTGTTATCCTCACCCATGACTGGCTCTCCCCGCTCATCCCGCTCGGGAATCTTGATGGGGACGCCTGGCGTATAGTTGTCCTCGATGAAGACCTTAGCCGCCCGCATGTAGTTCTCGATGGTGTCGATAGACAACTCCCCGCCCGTTTCCTTGAGAGCAAACGTTTCAAACTGGAGCCCGTACTGCTTCCTGAAGTCCAGGTCCAGTTCGTTCCAGTTCTTCTTGAACAGCCAGAGCGTGTGCGCCTCGATAATCGAGACCCCCCGCTTGACCCCCACCGCCATACGCAGCAGACTCAGCATGTGCTGAGTCCACTGGGTACGGTTCTCTTCGGTTAGCTCGGGCAGCGATTTCAGGGTGCTGATAATGCGCTGCACCATTGCCGTCGCGCCCTCTGCCGAGAGGTTAGCAATGTTCAACCCACGAAACAGGTCCAAATCTGACATTTAGAAGTCCTCATGAGTAGTAGATGTTGGGTTAGTGTTGGATGATCTTGGCAATCATGACCAACCAATCCGGGGAATCCGGATCGCTCAGCATGATAATATTGGGCCTTGTCTCGGGTACCGTGATACGAGTCCTCTCTCCCATCAACATCGCCAAGCGGCTGACGTAGTCTGAGTTCAAGGTCAGCGGCTCGGTGTGCGCCTGCTCGATGTCCCCCGCCAGGGGCACATACTCCACCTCACCCACTTCCGTCGCCTGAACCGTGCCCCACACATCCGACTCGGTAATGTGAACGCTGATGAACCGCAGGTTGTTGGGCGGCATCCCCGGCATAACCCGGCTGATTTTGATCAGGGAGCGCAGCGCCTCACTCTCCACCGTCAACCCGACCATAATCGGGTCTCGGGCAGCGGTCTCTGCACTCTCTACCGGCAAGGGTGCCCGGGCCTGAACTGCCAGGCTCGCCTTGAACCCGTTGTCCCCCCGCAGGGACACACGCTTATTATACGACAAAGTCAGGGTTTCTGCCCTAGATGCTTTCACGAGTTGTGACAGCGGCTCTGACAGGTAGAACTCCCCATCCTCGTCACACTCCACCACCTGGGGATAAGCCAGGACGAGTCCAATCGCCCCGGCTGGCCCCTCGATGCTGGCAGCGAGGCGCAGAAAACCATCCTTCACCACAAACCCAATGGCTGGAGCCGCCTCGGGCATCAGCCCGTTGATCTTATCCAGCCAGGGCCGCAGCGACCCGGTCTCGACGGTAATTTTCATCCTTTGACCACCTATGCATTAAGTCGGTTTCAGCTATCGTCTTGACATCCGGGCAGATTTCTTGTCCGGCCTGCTCCATTGCTGCCGTTACCTGGTAAGCGGCAAAGTCCTCGATCTCCCGGTTGGTGCGCACCACTAGCTCGTCGTGGATCTGGAGCGCGATTGCCGCGTCTGGCTGGTCGGGCTCGATCCACTGCTCGTAGAGCAGCACCATTGCATACTTCATCATGTCCGCTGCCGTGCCCTGGATGGGCATGTTGCGGGCTTCCCTGCCGATCTTCCAGTCTTCCATCTGGGTCCGGTTGGGCCACCAGCGACGCCTGCCCCAGCGAGTGCTGGCGTATCCGTAGCGCATGACCTTCGGCCCCTGCTGGTCGCCCCAGGCGAACATGCCGGGGAAGGTCTGGCGCAGGTTATTGTAGAACTCCCGGGCCTGCGCCTCGGATACATTCAACACCTGCCGCAGTTTGTTGACCCCACCCCCGTAACCCGCCGCCAGAACCCCTTGCTTGAACATCTGTCGCTCGGCTTTGGTAATCTTCCGCCCCAGAGTCAACTCCCCGAAAGCGATATACACATCCTCTTCATTACAGGCACGGATCAGGTTCGGGTCCCCGCAGATCTGTGCCATGACGCGCGGTTCCTGCTGCGCGTAGTCAGAGACCGTGAAGATGTACTGTTCCTCAGCCAGTGTTGGCCCGGGCTTTGACTGGGGCAGGAACAAACGCCGGATGTCGGGCTCACCCTCGACCGGGCGGGCTCTCACATTCTGTAGGTTTGGGTCCTTGCAGCTATAGCGTCCAGTACCCGGCCCGTTCTGGTTCCAGTCCGGGTGTATCCGGCCTGTGACCGGGTTGATGTGGCTGGGGTAGTCCAGTTTCCACATCGTATTCCAGTTCGCCCAGTCCAGGTAGTCCCGCAGGAAGATCACACGCGGGTCTTCGTCCGGGCTGCGCAGCGTGCTTTCCAGATGATCCAGGACAGCCTCAAGCTCGGGAGCCTGGGTCGTCTCTACCTGGATGCCAAACGTCTCCAGCAACCACTGGCGCTGTGCCGTGCTGTTCAGGTTGACGATGGGCGTTGCCTCGTCCCCGAAGAGCGTGGTTTGCAGGGGCACGTTCAGGTACTTTGCCATGTGTGCCACTCGCTGGCGCAGGGTTCGCTCGATGACCTGGGTGTACTCGTCCCACAGGTTCAGGTCAAAGCCCACCCCCTCTAAATACATGTGGGTCGTGACTCGCACCAGCCGGTTCTCGATGCCAACGATGCGCCCGATGCCCTGGTTGCTGATGTCTTCCATCTGCTGGCGGCGGATCTCAGGCAGGTAGAGTACGTCCTTCTCCATGTACTCAAGCTGCCGGGCGGTGAAGTCGCCGCTGTGCTCGAAGAACGACAGCCGCACTGCCTCATCCTTGTTGACTCCCAGCCGCCGCAGCAAGACGTTTGCCAGGGCATTGCTGCGCGTCCGGTCTCCGGCGTACAGCAGTCGCTCCACGACCAGGGTATCCCACACATTAGTGGTGATTATCCCCAACTTGTGGTTGAGGAAAGCCAGGTCAAAGCGGGCGTTGTGCGCGATCTTCGTCTGCTTCGGGTTGGTCAGGATGGGGACCAGTTGTTCGAAGTGATCCCGCAGCACGAACGCCTGCTCCCCATCCGACACCTGTACCGACAGCATCCGGTCCTGCCAGGGGTTGGCGGTTTTCTTTTTGTTTGTGACGGTGGTCTCGATGTCGATCCCGAGCACCGGAACCCCGTATATGTATTCAGGTAGCCTATCGACCAGCATGTTACCGCTCCCCTAGAACAGTGTGGACTGCGTCTGCTCTTCTGGACTGGGCTTGCTCAGAACTCGCTCGGCCCGCCGCTCCAGCACCGGGTCCAGCTTCCCACCTACCTTTGAGACGAACTGCTCCAAGTGTGAAAATACCTGCCGCCTGCCGGTGTACATGTCCTCACCCAGCAGCGGAGTATAGATCCGGTTGTACTGGGGCTCCCAGCCAATGCGCACATTGACCCCCGGGACTCCGCCCCGGTACTTCTGCACCAGCAACCAGACGTGCCCGGCGTCCATGCCCTCGGGTACCTCGAAGTCGATGCCCACCTGCGCCATGTAGATGGGATTCCAGACTTCAGCCATGATGTCCGAGGCGTGCCGTAGCGATTGGCTGTAGCGGGTGCCCCCTACCCCGGCGATCTTGAACCGGTTGCTGCCGGTCTCCCCGCCGAAGGATGACTGGCTGATGACGATGATCGACGCCCCGAGCATACGGCTGAGCGCCTGGTAGTTGTGGATCAGCCGGTCCAGCCACTCTTCTTTGGACATGCCGGGCAGTCGCTTGTCCCCGTGCAGTTCCATGTAGTCGGCGGACATCTGCCATACCGGGCCTTTGTCCCCGGTATGCATGGAGTCCAGCCGGTACTCAATGGCACTGGTCTCCGCCAGGTTGGTGTCATCTACGTACAGGGGCAGCACCCCCAGCCGCTCCACCCAATCCTTGAACCGGATGTACTCGGGTGAATTTTTGAACGTGTCCGGCTTGCGGCGCAGCCGGGTGGTGTCGAACCCCGAGAGCATTGCCGCTGAGCGGAACAGCAGGTCTACGTCCTGCATCTCCATCGAGTTGATGGCTACGCAGCCCTGTATCCCATTGACATACAGCCCCATTGCCGTGCCCAGGTTGACGGCATGAACCAGGCCCGACTTGAAGGACCCCGCCATGCCGTGAATGGTGGTCAGCGTGCGAACCGGGAACAACCCCGCTTCCAGGAAAGGCTCAAACCCACAGGGCAGCAGAGAGAGTTGCTTACCACTCTCAATGTCTCCCAGCCGGGCCAGGGCATCCTCAGCCACGAAGCTGAGGTGTTTGTAGCCCGCCTCGTCTGTGCGTAAAAACTCCCGTAGATCCCGCACATACCCGTTCATCCACTCGACCGGGTCCCCGATCTCCCCAATTGCCTTCTCGAAGGAGTCGGGATCGTCCAACACCCGGCCCATCACCCGGCTGCGCAGTGCCGTCCGGTAGAGGATGCCAACCCGGTCTACCTGCTGGACGTGGTAGCGGTAGCCCTGGTAGTCGAACTCGGTGATGCCCCAATACTGGGGCATCTTGTCCACCAGAGTCTTAACGTACCGGCGCAGTTCGGTCTTGACGGTGGGCGGCAGGGAGTCCACCACGTTCGCCACCGTGATGCCCTTGCGGTCCATGAAGCAGATCTGGATCGCCTGCCAGATAGCGGCGTGGTCCTGGTGCCCGGTGTCATAACGCCCCTCGGCATCATAGATGAATTTGTCATGGGTCAGTTCACCCAGTGCCTCACGAGTTTGATCGGGAAACAACAGGGTATAGCCCAGGACGATCTGCTCGCGCTCGTAAGGTGAGATCTGCATGTTACTTAAACCAATCCATGTCAACATGGTTGACGTACAGCTTGCCGCTGGGCATCCGCTCGTTGCGGATCACCTCCAAACCCAGCAGGGTATCCGGCAGGTCCTCGATCCCGTGCGGGTTGACCAACAGGTGAGTCGGCTTGCGGTAGTACCGCTTCTCAAACTGGCGGATGGCTCGCCGGGTCTCATCGGTGATGATCTCCAGGCTCGACCCCCGCTGACTGAAGCTGCGAACGATCCCGCTGAACTTGAGATCCTGGGTGCCCACTGCCGGGCGTCGCTTTAGGTCCATAGAATTTGCGGCAGGGTACTCCCCGTTTTAACGGGGAGGGGAATGCCGCCTTCCTCCTTTTGCGCTCCTCAGAAATGTGGTATAATTCGTTTGTCTAGGAACGGTACCCGTGAGCGGATTTTTGCTTTATGGCCCCCAAAGGCACGGGTGTTCCTAGACACAACACCGCAGGCCTGCGGGGGTCGCCGCTTTTTGAGGGTACGATGATCCGCACCTACAAGCACCGGCTGTACCCGACGCCCGATCAGGAAGTCGTGATGCACGACATCCTGTGGGCGGGCTGTTGGCTGTACAACCGGGCGCTCGACTACCGCCGCCGTCGCTGGTACGAGAGCCGCCACAGCGTCAGCTACTACGAGCAGGCGGGCATGTGGCGCGACTGGCGCAACGAGCAGCCAGACGATAACCCGCTGCGCGTCCTCAACATGAGCGCCGGTCAGCAAGTTCTGCGCCGCCTCGACAACACCTACCGCGAGTTCTTCAAGGGCAAGCGGGGCAGGCCCCGCTTCAAGCGCCACGACCGCTTCAACAGCGTCAACTTCAAGCCGGGCGACGGGGCCGCCCTCAAGGGCCGCAAGCTGTACCTGCAAAACGTTGGCCTCGTCACTGTGCGCTGGCACCGCAGCCTGCCCGACGAAGCGAAGCTCAAGAACATCATCCTGCTGCGCAAGCCGTCCGGCTGGTACGTGCTGCTGCAAGTTGATCTGCCTGATGTCGAGCCGGAGCCAAGCGACAAGCCCGCCATTGGGATCGATGTGGGTATTCACCACGCTCTCGCTCTTTCCGATGGCACGATCATCGACAGCCCCAAGTACCTTGAGCAGTCGCTCAAGAAGCTCCGCCGTCTCCAGCGCCGGGTCGCCCGTCGCAAGAAGGGCAGCAAGGGCTGGTGGCGGGCTGTGCATCAAGTCGCCAAACAGCATGAGCACATCGCCAACCAGCGCCGGGATTGGTGGCACAAAGTCACGACGTGGCTTGTGCAGAATTACGGCACTATCGCGCTTGAGGACTTGAACCTCAGCTTCCTGCTTCGCAACGGCAGTCTCGCACGCCACGCCCATGACGTGGGGTTGGGCATCTTCTACAAGCTTCTCGACTACAAGGCTATGGAGGCCGGAGTCGAGATCGTGAAGGTGAACCCCGCTTACACGTCGCAGGTGTGCAGCGAGTGCGGCTGTATTGTCGAGAAGAAGCTGAGTGAGCGCGAACACTGTTGTCCTCACTGCGGGTTTACAGCCGACAGGGATGTAAACGCCGCTCTGAACATTTTGTGGGCCGGGACGCGGCCCCCAGACGCTAACGTGAGCCACGAGGCTGTGCGTAGTCTGGGAAGCTCCCCCTTTTAAGGGGGAGAGCCGTCACCAGAAACCCCCGAGTTTGGCTGAGGCTTTATCCCCCCAGCGTTTGAGGACCCCCGCCAACTGGCGGAAGTCGGTGACCTGGTACAGGTCATCACCCATCAGCAGCCACTCCTTCGGCGTGAAGGTCGGGTGTGGGGCCTGCAAGCAGAGCATCTGAAGGGTGTGGGATACCCGGGCGCGGATTGCACTCGGGTCGTCATCCTGGAAGGTGGCCCGGGCTGCTTCCGCCACTATCTGCATAATTTTGTATGCACTTTCCGGGTCCCCCTGCGCCACCGACTCCAGCATCAGCCGACAGTTCGTCACCTGACCGGCGTCCAGCAGGTACAGGAACCCCTTATCATCTCTCAGCACCATCTTGACGAACTCCCTCGGGGTACCCCCCGCTCGTCTAAAGTCCGTATAATCCTTCCCCGCCATCTCCCGGGGGAAGTAGCGCACCTCACCGCCCAGTAGTTCCGCCAACGCTTGCGCGTGGACGTGCTCGCTCGGGGTACTGTCCGGCACGATCACAACGCGCCGGGTCCCGGCCAGCCGCCTGCGCAGGTCCATTGACTCCACCCGGTCCGGGTTGCCGAAAACCGAAGCCCCGTTGGGCGAGAATGCAGGCAGTCCATCCTGCTCCGCCAGTAATTGATCGAATGTCCCAATCAACCCGATCATGTAATCCGGATTGACCAGGTGTGAGCCGACGATGAACGGACGGTTGTGCCCAGCGTGCCCCACGTAGTGCCAGTTGGGTCCCGCTATAGGCGGGGACTCTGGCGTGCTCCGGTATTGTAGGGTCACCACCTCACTGTGGCGGGGAACCCCATCCCAGAAAGGTACAACATAGGCTTTATAGTCCGGTCGCCAGCCCAGCAGGTTCCGATCAATCGTCTCATCCGTCAGCAGGCGGGCCTCATACAGCCAGGTTCGGCGGTCCGGGGTCAATTCCCGGTGCCAGTAGTCGATCCACTTGCGGGGCACCGGCCCCTTGTAGTCCGCTGACGTGCGGCGACTGGCGTAAGCGACGGTCTCCAGAGCCGGAAAGCTGCCGAGGTGATCGGTGATGAACTGGACGGCATCAGGAAACGTGCAGCCTTCCATCTTCATCACATAATCAAACATATCAAACGCCTTGCGACAGGTAAAACAATACGCCCCATCCGCATAGATGTGCAGATTGGGCGTTCGTTTATCGTTGTGCCACAGGCAGTGAACCTTGCCCCCCTTCTCGATGGAAGTGTAGAGGCTGACCACCTGGGGCATCGACACCGTCTCACGCAGATAATCTAACTGCGAGCGTTCGATGTGTTGAAACTCACCCTCGGTCGGCGGCTGGTAGTTCTGGAGTTCTGGGTCATGGATGTCGAAGACATTGGACATGGTCTCTCCCTATCTCATGAACGCCTCTCTTCCAAGAGCTTGCCGACGAGCTTGAACGAGAACGGGTACTCGGACACCTGGAGCGCCATGCGAATCCCACGCTCTACCTCACCCGCCCCGTACTTCTGCTTGAGCAGATTACAGTGACGCAGCAGGATAGGCCGGGACAACTGCTCTTCTATGGTCTCCCCGTACCGCTGCCTCTGTTGGCCCAGCATAAAGTCCACCAGCGTCGTCGTCTTCTCCCCCAGCTTGGGCTCGAAGTGTGACCCGAACGGGTCACCCCTCAGGATAGGATGTATGGCATCCACCTCGGGGTGACCCGCCCACTGGTTGCCTAGATGCGGGCGCTGCTTACGCCTCAGCATAGACTAGAACCCCAGGTTCGCTTCCTCGTGCCCATCCTTCAGCACCGTGTAGAGACGGTGTGCATCGGCTGGAGACAGCGAGCCAATCTGCCGCTTGCCGCCGACCTTCGGCAGTTCCAGCAGGTCCCAGGTCTCGACCAGGTTTTCCTTCGCCCACTTAACCCCCTCGGGGGTGAGTTCCAGATTCAGGTCCGCCTGCCCTTCCGGGGTCGGCTCGAAGACTGCCACGTCCGGGGTCAGCGTGTCCTCGATGAAGATCACGAGGCGCTGAAGTTCCTCGGACTGGGTGCCCTTGTCGCCCTGCACGTCCACCTCATCGTCATCGTCCTCGCCTGCCAGCACGAACTTGAGCAGGTCAACCTTCAGACGACCTTCCTTCGTGCGCTCCAGCACGCCCCGGGCCGAGCGGTTCTCGTCCGCGATCCGATGGCGGATCACCTCAAAGGGGTTCTCTGCCTCGTTGACCCCGAACTTACTCTCGGTCGGATCAGTCTGCCAGATGTAGTCCCCCCACTCCACATCGCCCGGTGCGTGCTTGGCAAAGTGGAACAGAAGTCGCTGAAGACGAACGGCATGAACCGGAGTCCCGGGCCGGTCATCCGGGAAGCTGATGGGCTTGGGGCGCACAATCCCATCGTCGTCCACCGTCGTCCCATCGAAGGGCTGGTACAGGGTCTCGTAGATCTGGAACCCATCGAAGGGCGTCGGCTTGCCCCAGGCATCCCCGGTAATCTCATACACGATGCGAGCCGTCTCCGTATCTCCCCAGCGATTGCTGAACTTGATGGGGTCCTGCCCATCGTGCCCGAAGATCTTGACCACCCGCAGATGGTACTCACCCAGCGGGGGACCAAATTCCTTTGACCAGTATTTGACGTAAGGCGTGCTCTTCTCGGTGACCACCACCTTGAGTGGGCGGGGCTGGGTGATCTTCTCCAGCACCTTCTGGACCCGCAGCAGGAACCCGGTGGTCTCTTCTGCCGGAAGCACCTTCGCCGGGTTCGCCCCGAGCGTCGTCACCAACACCACCAGTTCCGGCACCGTCAGCGTCGCCAGGATCGAGGGCGTCTCTTCCGCCACCTTCAGGCGCAGAAGGGCCTGCATCCGCCCATCCAGCACGGACGGCTTGAAGATCGGGTCACCATTCTCTTCATCCGTCCACACGAACCCGGCGATCCCGAGTACCGTGTAGTTCCCGGCCTTTGGCTTCTCGAACTCCCCGCCCGAGGTAGGCTGGAGTTCGGTCAGGCCCTTCTCAGTCGTATCCCAAATGCTTACCATGTTTTTTCTCCCTCGCTGCCTCGCGCAGCTATACTAGACTCCGTGCTTAAAAGCCCTTGCTCGACTGGCGGGTAATACTCTCAATCGCCAGGTTTGCCTCGATCACCCGCTGCTGCAACCTCAGGAACTCTTCAATGTGAATCGTCCCTTCCAGCAGCGGCTCAGCACTGGCCTCGTGCCCCGGGCGAGGAATGGCAATGACCAGTTCCCGCCCCACCGGGGGCTCCAGGTTAAAGCCTGCCCGGATCTCATCTCGCTTGTCCGGGCCAGTGCGCAGGTTGACCCCGGTCCAATACTTGGTCAGCGAGATGTAGATGTAACTATCCGTCACCGCTGGCTGCGCGGTCGGCATCTCCATCTCGAACCCGAGCGTACCGGGGCTCTCGTCCAGCAGGTTCTCTGACAGGGCTTCCGCTGCCAGAGCTTCCAGGTTGAGTGTGGGGGGCTTCTTAGCCACGTACCACCTCACGACGAAAGACTCGGGTCACCAGGTCCAGCATCCTCGGGTTCTGGAGCGCCCCCACCATCATGGCAACCGCCCGCCTACCCTGCATGGTGCGCTGGTAGTAGTAGCTGCCCTGGTACCCGGGTTTCGGGTCCCGGTAGTAGGTGCGCATTGCTTCCTTGAGTTCCGGGTCGGGGATGGCATCGAGCACCCCGTTTAGGAACTCTTGGAACTCTGCATCGGTGCCCGGGAAGCCGGACTCTTCCTGCAACTTCTTATTCCTCTGTGCTAGGCTCCAAGCCATGCTCCACCTCTCGACTCATCAAGTCCATCTCATATACAAACCGGCTGGGCGGCAGCGGCTCTTTCTGCCCGGGCCACTGGGCCACCCCCGATACTCGACAGCGCCGCTTGGCGCGGGTCACCGCCACGTACATGACGTTGCGCTCGTCCCAGACCGTTGACTTCGACGGTCGGGGAATGCCATCTGTAGGTGGCGTCCAGCCCAGCGAGAACCGGTGAGGCAGGACCCCATCGCTCGCCCCGATGATGTAAGTGTTCGGGCGCTCCAGCCCCTTGAACCGGTAGATGGTGCCGATCAGTACATAGTCCACCAGATCCTCGGGCTTGACGTTCTTCCCGGCCTGAAGCTGGGCCATGTAGGTGAAGAAGTCCTCGACCGACAGCCGACTGCCGATCTCTTCCAGCACCGCCAGGTCATCCCAGACCGACTCGATCTCGCCGCTGCCTGCCTCGTCATCCTCGGCTCGGTACTCGGCTTCAATCCAGGCATCCAGCACGAACTTGCGGAGTTCCTGGATGAAGACCAGTGCACTGTTGCCGGGGCTGAATTGCAGGTGCTCCAGCGTCTCGATCAGATCCGTCGCGCCGTTCTTCCACTGCGCCCAGCCCTTGCGGTTCTCATCAAACCGGTGTGCCCGCAGTTGGGCTACCACTGGCTGGGTCCGGTCCAGGCGAGAGTTGAACTCTGCGCCCAGGTAGCGGGTCGGGCAGTAGCTACCGTCTCGCTTGGTCATATTCAGCGAGGCGATGTTGTATACGTAGTCATACGCATCCCAGTCTACCGGGTTCACCGCCAGCCGCATGTAGGACGTGACGATCTTTGGGATGCGACGGTTGAAGAACGACATGTTCCCCAGGTTGACAAACGGGATGCCCCGGCGCAGGAACTCAAGCTCGATGTAAGCCATCTGCGCGTTGACCCGCCCCATGACAAAGTAATCACCGGGCTTGCCATCCTCGCTGAGCAGTTCCGCCTCGATCTCCCGGGCGATCTCCCATGCCTCTTCCTCGGGGTCCTCAAACCAGGCCCAAGTCAGGTCGGGCCCGGGCATCGCCTCTTCCCACGCCTCGATGGTCTTCCCATACTTACGGGTTTCCTCATCGTAGTTGTGAATGATGAGGCTCGCCGCCCGCTTGAGCAGGCCCGGGTGCGAGCGGAAGTTCACCGTCATGTTGAACCGCTGCCCGCCAAAGATCCGGTCAAACCCATCCCGCAGGTTGAACTCTGGCGCGGCTCCATTGAACTGGTACAAGGTCTGGTCCGCATCCCCGACGATAAACGCGGCCTTTGGGTGCAGCTTCTCCACAATGCGCATCGCCTGGGCGCTCGTATCCTGCGCCTCGTCAATGAGCAGGTGCGTGAACCGCTGCTGCCAGTAGGTACGGAACCCCTCATCGTAGGTGAAGGCGTACTCTGCCTCGTACATCATGTCCGCGAAGTCTACCAGATTATCCCGCTGCATCTCGTGCCGGTAGTGCAGAGCGGCGCGGGTCAGGTTGGGTGCCCAGTAGTCGCCCACCTGCTCATCGAAGTAGTGGTACAGGGCATCATGCTCCCAGCGGATGAAGTCGCGTTTGGCCTCATCGATCCAGTAGAGGATCGAGTTGAACCCGACCGGCTCCAGCTTCCGGGTCCGGGGGTTCTCGACCAGCCAGCCGATCTTCTCCACCCACTTCTCGATGATCGAGCGCGACTGCCAGGACTTGGCAACCCGACGCGCGGCGAACTCAGGGTAGTATTCTTTGAGCATCCGCCAGCAGGCTGCATGGATCGTCGTCACCTGTCCGTTGCCCCCGAGCCCGGTCCTCAGACTGGTCTCTGCTAGGTACGGAAAGGTACTGAAGATGCGCAGTCCCATGTCCTCGGCCTGCGAGCGGGAGAAGGTGACCACCAGGATATTGTCGGGGTTGACCCCGTTCTGCACCAGGTGATCCAGCCGCCGCTCGATGACAAACGTTTTGCCACTGCCGGGCACGGCTTCCAGTACGACATGTGCGTCAATGGGAGCCTCGATTGCTTTTCTCTGCTGAGGGGTTGCCTTAGCCATTACCTACTCCCAGTGCGCCATGCGCACGGTACCATCCGGCAGGAACTCGGCGTGAGCCGCGCACAGTGCCGGGTCCTCGCTGACCAGATCCGGCTCGCCACAGTAGATGCAGCCCCGGGTCACCTCGGGGTGAACATCCAGTTGGGTGACCGCTTCCCGCACGCGCAGCTGGAGCCGATCCTGCCAGCCCTGCGTGCGCAGGATGCGGGGGGTGCTCGACGTGTAGCGATCCACCTGCCCATAGACCACGCGGATCGCATCCGCATCCTTCTCCCGAGAGGTCATCGAGCGACCGTCAATGGTCGAGAAGACGCGCACGAACTTGCGGGTCTGCGGGAAGAGGATCTGGTAGACCAGTTCGTTCCCCCGGAAAGACCACGAGAGTTGACCCCCGGCTGCGCGAGCCAGCGGGTCCATCACTGCCAGCATGTCGGCATGGGTGAAGCGGACGAACTTTTTTCTAGCCATGTTCAGACTCCTTGACACGGGGTAGGTTTCGTCATCTCTATCTATCAGTATAGTTGAGGTTTTTAAGCCTGTCAAGAGATTGGGGGCAGAGGTTTTTGGCCCCTGCCCCCTTTCCTGGCACCCTTACAGGTGACCGTCAGCAACTCTCAGTATAGTTGAGGTTTCTAACCCTGTCAACCCCCAATTTAGTAAGGTCGTTGGGCGATGATACTGACCATCTCAGAGTGCAGCCAAGACTGGTTGAAGTAGTCCGTGCTGGCGTAGCCGGTATAGCCGTTCATGGTGTAGATGGGGTAAGGCAGCGCCCGGATAGCCGCCCCGAGTGCCACCAGGTCCCGGGCCTTGTCCGGCTTGGGGGTACTCTGCTGCCCGTTGGCAAACTCAGTGACGTGGAACTCAGTAAATCCGAGTGGGATGAAGTGATCGCACACCCACTTCACATGCTCCACTGCCTTCTGCACCGTTACCCCGTTGCCTGTGTAGGTGTGAATATCGATGGCAACCGGGGCGTACTCAGTCAGGGCCTTCGCTGCCCAGCTTGAGCCCGCTACCCAGTCATTGTGAGCGTGATGCCGGACCCCCGGCGAGCTTCCGGTCACGGGTACCGGTGAAGCGGCAGGATAGTGCAGGGTCGCCCCCGGGTACCGGTGGGACAGGTAGATCCCGGCATCTAGGAAGGCATACCCAAAAGTCTGGGGGTCGGGCCACTGCACCTTGTAGCCCTCTCGGGCACCCTCGCCGTCCAGGTTGGTCTCGTTGTAGATGATGATGTGCATTCGCTCGCGCAGGTAAGGCCAGAGAGGGTCGAGTGCCCGGTTAAACTCCCCGTAAATCTGGTCACGACTCTTACCCCCCTCGAACTTGATCAGCGGGCGGATCAAGAACTGCATGGGGACGCCCCGCTGCTCAGTTGAGACTCGGTCCATCATCTCCAGGGTGCGCTGGGTTACACCCCCGTGTGTGACAACAACCCAGGACCCGGGGCGGATGGCCCGGATCATGGCCTCGATGTCGCTGTTGTAGTCCCAGGGGTCCGAGACCGTGCCCCCAAAGATGGCTCGGGTTGCGGGGGACCAGACCCGCAGGTACTCCCGACTAGCCCAGCCAACCGTACCCTGTGTGTCGATGAGCTTGAACCAGGGACTACGGTCCTCTAACCGTCCCAGCTTTTCCTGGGGAGTCAGCGTCCGGATGATGGAATAATGGGTGCCCGGCCCGGTACGAAAATTCAAGCCCACAGTGGGCGTCCAGTAACTATCCGGTTGAGGGGGTTCGGGTGTTGGAGGTGCCGGGGCCGGTGGCTCTGTCCGGATCTGGCGGATCAGGGCTTGGATCTGGGTAACAGATTGCTCGATCTGGCTGACCGCCGAGGTCAGGGCTTGGCGGGTCAACCCTTGCGAGGTCTCTAGCTGAGCGAGTTGGGAGAGTATCGAGTCGATGTTCATGTGTGCCACCAGTTTCGGGTCGGTGCTGTCGGTTTGTTTTCGAAGCCAGGTTCTCTATATATGAGTATTAAATATATTAGATCGACTCTTAGAGTCCTTTCTTTTATGGATATAGGCCGACAGTGGAGTTGGATTAAGGTATATAGTTATTATTATATATTACTTTATATAATGAGTCCGTCTTATATGCATATAGACTCTATGAGTCTTTTTCCCTATGAGAAAGACTCATAAGGGAGACCTGGGGCCTCACAAAAAAGCATACACCCTTTTGCCTCGCGAGTCAAACTTGACAGCCCGGAGCTTTGGGTGTATGCTTCTAGGTGGAGCGAGGTTCCGAATGGTCGGCAGTCATGGGCCGACCCTTTACGGTGCCTGTCGGGGAGACAATTCTGGGAGAGGAATTGTCTCCCCTTTTCGTTTAATCGGGCAGTTCTATATACATATAGGAGTCAAGAGATGCGGGGATTTTTGAAAACCTCAGCCGTGCCGCTCGCCCTGCTCGCCATCAAACTGCTGACGACCTGGCGAACGGCAGTTGACACGTTCAGTGTCACTCACGACTGGCTGGATGTGATCCTGATCGACGGTGTCATGCTCGCTTTCTGGTTGGTCACGGCTTACGCGGGTGAGAACCAGACGGCTATGTCCATTCGACCCTTCACGGCTATCGGTGCCTGGGCGCTGTATCTCTCCCAGCTTTACATCGGCTGGGAAGCGACTCATACCGGGGTCGCCTTCATCGTGCGTGGTGCGGGCGGACTTGCCCTGCTCTACGATACCTGGGACTATGTTGCTGCCCTGACCCGCAAGCAGGCCCGGCGTCGGCGCAGCATCCGGGAGAAGCGGGCGTCGCAGCGGTTGTTCGTCATGAATATTGGGTACCTGTTCTTCGTGCTGGTGGGGACTCCGGTCTGGTGGCTGGTCAGTGGGGTGTCAGTGGTGGTGGACTTCGCCCGGGATGCCGGGCTGGTCATCCGGCCTGCCAAGCATGTCAGTGCTGTCAGTCGGCTTGACACGGTTGACATCATTGACGGTGAGGCTGTCAACCCTGAGCGTCAGCTAACGTCAGGTACCGTGTCAGGGGTAACGTCAGCCCTGTCAACGACTGACAGGCGTCGTCAGATTGAACGTCAGGTTGACACTGACCCTAATGTCACGGTGACACAGTTGGCTGTCAAGTATAACGTCAGTCGTGGCACCATTTACAACGATCTGAACAGTCTGGGTATTACCCTGACACAGAAGTAGTGTCAGGTTGACAGGGGTAACGTCAGGGGATTGTACAGTTGACGTTACCCCTGTCAGGTGGGGTGTCAGTCCTGTGCAGGCTGAGTGTCAGCCTGAAGAGTTATGAGCTTGGCCCTGACATCTTTCAGGGCGTCCACGATCTTCCAGCCTGTGAGATAGTACTCGCTGATGCGCTGCACTTTCGGCAGGGCAGCGTCAATGTTGTTGACAGCCGCCGCCAGGTTGTCGATCTCCACCGCTGCTGCTGCCCAGTCGAGGGCGTAATGGACATCCTGACGCAGCGTGTCAGCCCCATCCTGCTCGAAGGCAGAGTGCATGTCCAGCACGTCCTCAGCCAGATCGTACAGGGTGTCCGCCAATCCTTCCTTGTACTCTTCAAGGGCCTTTTCTCGGGCGAACTCGGCATACTCTTGGGCCTCAACCTCATTGACGAAGAACGCCACCTCTCGGCTGGCCCCCTCGGGGTGCTGCTCCCGGACCGCATAGAACTTGATCTCCACCGTCTTGGCAGAGTGGAGGTTCACCTTGCGGCTCAGGGTCTCGGGATGCACTAGGTACTTGACCATTTGATTGACTCCTTTGTCTGCCGGGGGTACTGCTCGCGCACGTACCGCTCGGCTTTGTCCAACGTGGTAAATTCTGTATCTATATACCAGCCAGCGGGCTCGGTGCCCCACTGGGGGAAGTAGATGAGGACCTGGTAGCCGTCCCCACCGGGGCGGATGAGAACATGGGATGGTTCGTTTTGACCGAGCACATGACACCTCTTCAGCAGGGTTGGGGGTGCCTAGTGTAGCACACCCCCAGCCCCGCTAAAATGCTACAGCATGTGAACGACAACGCTGTAGGTTACGTCCTCGTAGTAGGCCAGCGGGAAGTGGGTCACCGCCAGGGCTGCAACGTCTTCCCTTACTTCAGCCAGGGGTGCCTCACTTCTGAAGATCCCGGTCCGGTAGTGGATCTTGTTATCGTGGCGGGACCGGGCGACGATAGTATAGCTAAGGTGCCGTCGCAGGTCCGAGTGGTTGTGTCGGTTTTGAGGGGTCGCTGTTTGCTGCTCCAGGGCCAGGCCCAGCGCAACTACCAGGATGATCAGCCAGCCCCCGACAACAACCCCCAGGGTGGTGAGCACTCTCAGGGGTACGGGCACAAGATCCTGTGCCTGGATCAGCATAAAGAGTGCCATCAGGGTGCCAACTAGCAGGATGGCAAGGATCAGGACGCGCCCGGCGTGAATGCGACGGACCCGGGTCGTACTTGTGTGGGTCATACTAGACTCCTCTGCTATGGTAGAACAAGATAAAAGGTGGCAAGTTTCTTCAGGTCGAGGTGCAGCAGCCGCTTGCCGGTCCGCTTGTCATGCACCTCGACCTGTTTGGCCTGTCGGCGGAATGCCTGGTGCAGCTTGACCTTGAGTAGCTGCGCCTCAGTCCGGTTCAGCCGGACCCGACTGTGTTCCTTACCGCGCCGGGTGTAGAAGATGAAGGTGACGGTGCGTTCCATGTCAGCATGGACTCCTAACCCAGCTTCTTGAGCAGCCGGTAGTAGTTCGGGTCCACGAACTTGAACCAGGCATGGCAGAACTGGTACAGGTCATCGATCTGCCGCCAGTCCCCGACAATGTCGCCCAGAGAGCGGATGCCGCTGTGCTGGTCATTGATCCGGGGGTAGGTCGCCGTGTCCCGCTGGCGGATACGGTACCGCTTGGACTGTTCCCAGCCATTGCTCACCTGAACGTCGATGAAGGTCTTACCCACCCGGCGCACCCAGCTCGGGTACTCTGACTGGGTCTCAGCGAACTCTTCAAAGAGCAGGGTGTAGTTCGGGCGCTCGGGCTGGGGCTCTTCCAGCGGTATCCCCGACTTCTTCAGGCTAAACGACATGACAGACTCCTCTCAGTCTATATGGATATACGTTCACAACCGGGCACGAGTTACCCCGTGCCCGGATGGTGAGAGCACATCTAGGCGCTGCCCAGCAGTTCGTACTGCTTGAACCGCTTGGCAGCAGAGCCCTCAAGCTGGGGACCGTAGTTGTCCGTATTGGAGTAGCCCACACCCTGTAGGATGTGAAGGACGCTCCAGAAGTGACCGCGCAGGGGGTACCACTTGCCCCGGCCCAGGTCGATCTGGTTGGTCTTCAGGTCGATGATGACGGTGCGGGGGTTCTCCCGCGCCCGGCGACGCCACTCATCCATCTTCAGGATGTATGCCTGGGCCACGTCCTCGGCGGCTGCACGGGGCAGGTAGTTGGTGTTGAAGTACCCGCTCAGGTCTACCTGCTCGATGTGCCGCTCCCAGTGGTTGCGGTCGATGTGGCGGTGATTAAACCAGGGATTTATCTTGCGCAGCTTCTCTCGCACTGCCCGCTCGTAGTGGGGTAGGTTGACGCTGGCGAACTGGTCACGGTCCTGGTCTTTCGGCATAATCATGGCGGCATACCTGCCATCGAACAGCCAGAGCATGATACCCGCCCCGGTGTAGACCCCATCGTAAGGCTGGGCGAACACCCGGACCTTGCCCATCGGTAGCAGACCGTCGATCCACTGCTGCCGAATGATGTGGAGTGACAGCCCGGGCCGCTGCACACTGAACTCGGCACCACCCAGGGTCTCGACCCTGGGTTCCTTCTTGGAGCCCGGCCCGTACTCGGGCGGGTCACAGGTCAGGGTCAGGGCGTGCTCGGGAGTGCAGCGCAGATTAACCGCGTCATTGAGTCCGGCCCCTACGGTGCGCAGGGCCTTGCGCAGCGCCAGTGCATCCGCCACAAACAGGGGGATGAGCGGGCACGTCTTGAACTGGGCCTCGACCCTCTGTTCGGCGTCCTTAGTCCAGTCCGACTCCGGCGAGGGCACGCCCAGTTCCTCGACCAGCGCCTCGACCTGGTCGTCGTCCAGTTCGTCCCCGACCACACCGTAAGCATGGGTATCTGTCATGACGAACACGGCAGGTTGCCCGCTGATCTTGAACTGGAGTAGCAGCCTGGGGTTCTTGATCTTACGCAGGTACTTGAGATCTTCCTCGTACAGCATGTTAGACTCCTCTCTAGTCCTCTCTCCCGGGCCGGGCACCCCGCAGGGCACCCGACCGCTTGAGAGAGGAGTTCTACCCTACCTTTAGGGTATTCGAAAACTTACGAGTTGTCAAGCAACTCATAGGTGGAGATGCCGGGTGTCGAACCCGGGTCCGCAAGCTTGCCGGGTTGCCCCGGGTCATTGCCCACGTCGAAGCCAGTCATCCCCAGATGGCTGGAGCCCACCTCAGCGGGCTCCAGGGGTCTGTAGATCACTTGCTGTACACCACCGTCACGCTCTGCCAGTTCCAGTAGGCTTCCTTGAGGTGCAGCCCTTTGATACGGGCGATCAGGGCCTCGACCTGCTGGGTATTGCGCAGCCGGTACCAGTTGCGGGTGCCGTCCTCACGTACCAGGGTGATGCGGGTCATCCGGTAGGACGTGTCCTCTGTCAGATCCAGCCGGACTTCCAGCCCGACCAGTGGGGACACCGTGAAGTTGTCCCGGTAGGTCTTGCACTGGGCATACACGAACCCGTTGTCATCTTCCCACAGGTCGATGTACTCCACGTTGTAAAGCTCGGGAAAGATGTGCCAGTCCGAGATATCCATGAACTCGGTACGCCCCGGCACCCAACGGAAGTTGAGGCACCGGCCTTCGTCATACAGGGCCCGCTCTTCATCCTCGTCTACCCAGTCGGGCAGGTTGTCCGGGTCCCAGCCGTTGAACTGGCAATACTCCCGCCAGTTCTGTTCCTCTACCTCGGGGTCGTCATATGGCTCGGGGTCGTTCAGCCAGGCATACACCTCGTAAGGCGTACACCCCTCGAACTTGCCCGGACCCCGGGCGATCCCCTCATAGTGGGCACGGACCGCAGCCTTGTGTGTACTCATACTAGACTCCTCTCAGTCATAGGTTAATGCGTCCAGTGGTGTGCCCTACCGGGGCAGGGCACACGGCTGGCAGCACTAACGGGTCGGCGATAGCGACCGGTGTTGAGCGGTCACCCGCTCGACCAGTTCGAACGGTACGCCGTCCAGACGGAAGGCACCGTTCTCGGGGATGGGGTCGGTGACGAAGTTCCCGAGCTTGACCAGGATCTCTACTGCCTTACGTCTATCTCCCCCAGCATACCGCTGGGCGAAGACTTTGAACCCCTTACGCGCACCCCGCAGCCGCTCTTCCGGGGTCAGGTGGTGCGCCCGGGGGCTATGCCGGGAGATATGCCCGGCGATCTGCCAGCGGTTCCACCCGGTGAAGGGTCTCCCGCACACTGCACATTCTCTCATGACTCGACTCCTCTCAGGACTGTTCACACTAGACTCCCTTCTATTCAGCAATGCACTGAGGGGTGTGCCCGGTCATACTACGTTGGTCGGGTACACTGCACCCTTCCTGTAGCCCGGGCACACAGTCTCAGGGCACTACTGTTCGGGCTTGTCATCCGGCAGCGTCACGCTGATGGTGATGCTGTTCAGGATGCGCTCGAACTCTTCGCCGGTCACCCGGTCCGCCTTGTCACCCCCATCGATGATGTTGAGGTGTTGCCCGGTGGTCGGGCCCCAGTCGTTTTCCCGCACGATCAGCCCCTTACCGGGGATGAACACGGCGACCGGGGTGGAGTAGGAAAACCATAGGGCAATTGGCCCCAGGTCTACCTTCATGGCGTTGTGCCGGGGTTCCGGTCGGTAGGACCGGATCTCCACCTCGTTGGCCCGTAGTTGTTTGGTCACGCTGACTCCTTTCCCTTTTCCAAAGCACGGATGCGGCGATTAATCTCGAACTGCACTGCACCCTCTAGGATCAGTTCACGCAGCCTGCGCAGCCCCTCGATGTTCCCTTTAAGGGCATAGTAGTGGACTACGGCAAGCACGTTGTCGGTTTGCTCATTTGCCCGCCAGCCCCAGCCCATACACCAGGGACACTTAACGTCCGAGCGGAAGTGCTTGGGGTCATCGGACCGGTAGTGTGCTTGGCAGAAGGGACATACTGTGTACTCGGGCTTGTACTCGGGCGGCTCTTCCTCGATTGAACGCACAAGCCAGTCCAAGTTGAAGTGCCGGGTCTTTTCAGTTCCCGGGTTGGTGATAGTAACCCGGACCCCGAGCGGGGTATCCTCATACTCGAACACACCAGACTCCTCTCTGTTAATGACCAAACGTAAGGGCTCCGGGTCACCCCCGAGCCCTACCGTTTGTCCACTAACGGGCGATTCCCAACCGGACCTTCAGGTAGGCGGCGACGTACCGGCCCACCCGCTTGCTCAGGATCTTACGGCCCTCCAGAGGATCACGGTGAAAGGCAACCCAGTTGAACCCCTCGCCCGAGACCTCGTACCACAGGGATTCCTGGTCTGCCCGGCTACCCCGTTCCTCGACGGCATTGAAGACGAGCGAGGGCACCACGTACCCTTCGCGCAGGTGGCTGAGCAGGTGCTCATGCGGGTGCTCTGTTTCATACTCGGCAAGCTCGTCATTGGAGATGGCGTGCAGCAGCCGAGCCGCCTTGTTGACCTGGGCCCTCTCAGTCGAGCGCTGCTGGGCAACCAGGTCGCCCAGGGGGACGCCGGTCCCGACTTCCCGCATATAGCAATGCCAGCAGTCGCCCGCATTCGGGCGATCCAGGGTGCCGTCCTCGATGGCCTGGCGGACCTTGCGCACATAGGCATTGATCTTCTGGTTGAGCCACTTCACACGGCGCTGCTCTTCTTCACCGAACCGGGCGTTGTTATCCAGCAGGTTACCTTCCCAGTCGATGGTGAGCCCATCGTAGAACGGTACCGTATTCTGCTGCTTGACACTGAGGTACCATGCCCCCTTGTCCTGGTAGACCGAGATGTAACCGGGCAGACCCCGCAGCGCATCATTGATCCGCTGTTTAGTCGTGCTGGTCCGCCAGCCATTGGTCTGGAACTTCAGGAAGTCTGGGGTGTACAGCACTACGTCAGTGTCATGGTAGCGCACGGCGATGGCATACTTGCCCCGGCGCTGTACCCGGGTAGCCCTACCATTGGGGTAGGGACGGTCATCCGGGTCCTTGCCGCCAGCCAGGTACGCCTGTACTTCATCCCAACTTGAAGGCGAGAAACGATCAGACATTGCTAGACTCCTTTCAGATTTGACACGGATACACTTTGCTAAACCTATGATAACCGATCTGTGATCGGGAGTCAAGAGGCAATTAGCAGACAACCGGGCTCAAGTTACCCTGAGCCCGGATGGTCTGATAATTACCGGACGTAAGCGGTACAGTCCCCGACCGGCACGCCTTTGGAGAGATAGCGGCGTATGGTGTAGTCGAGGCGGGCATGGGAGTAGGTGGATACGCCCCCGTTGTAGGGGTTGATCTCGTACATCCGGACGGTGACCAGGGTCCCCTGTACCCGGACGATCCAACCGGCACGCCAGCTTATGAGGGCAGCAATCACGCCGTGATCCTCATCGACGGCTTGCCAGATACCGGCCCGCCACTGGTTGGTAAGCAGGTCGGCAGCAATCACCCGGTACACCCCGAGCTGCCGACCCCCGACCACCACGTAAGCGGTCTCCAACAGGACCAGCAGCCGGTCATACTGGGAGCCCAGCAGCAGGGTATTACCTCGGGGCACCCGGTATAGCGGCTCTGTTTCCCAGTTGTTGAACTCATTGCGTTTGGCGGGGCTACGCCGGATGAAGACCCGGGGATCATGCCTTACGATGTAGTTCATACTCGACTCCTCTCTTTGCAATGGGCACACGTAAGGACCTATGCTGACATGGGCCCTACCGTTTGACCACTAGACCACGATCTCGAATTCTTCACACTCAATGTACTCACCCTCATGCCAGCCGGTGAGATCCACCATCCGAGCCAGGATGTTATACACATCCCGCAGATGGTTGGATGCGTGCCAGCGGGGAGCCCCTACCCATACCCAACCGGCTCGTGCCGGGCCGCACGCGGCGACCGGGTCCTGCCAGCGGGTGTGCGAGATCCAGAATGACCCGTTCTTATACACAACGGTCTGGACGAAGTATACCCGGTTGTTTACCCACCGGGTGCCATTCCAACGCCAGCCGATAACCCACTCGGCGGAGCGGATACGGTCTTCTACGTCCTGGAGTTCACGCCGGGCACGCTGCCAGGTGAGCGAGCCGGGCTCAGAGCATTTGATCCGGGCCGTGAGCCGGGCACGGCGTCGGTACGCATTCTCCAACACACGGCGACTGCTGTTGTCCATCCTAGACTCCTCTCAGATTTGACACGGGTACACTTTGCTAAACCTATGATAGCCGATCTGTGATCGGGAGTCAAGCAATTAGCAGACAACTGGGCTCAAGTCACCCTGAGCCCTACCGTTTGACCACTACCCGTACCGTGCACGCTGTATAGCCCGGTCTTTGAGCACCTGTAACAGGTCACCTTCCAGTACCGCTGCCTGGTCGCAACTCACCCGGGCCTTGTGGACTTCTGCCCGCACTGACATAGACGGATTGAACCGGGCAGTGACAACCAGTACCCAAATCCGCTTACCCGTGTAGGCATTCGTCAGGCGTGACCACTCATACTCCACCGGCACGCCAGCTACCGTAGTTTTACGGTCTTTTGGCATAGCTGACTCCTCTCATTGCAATGGGCACATGTAAGGGCACCCCGATTCTGGGATGCCCTACCATGTGACCACTACTCACCCCGGATCAGACGGTCGAGCAAGTCATCCAGAGAATACCCCGCCAGGTGAGCGGGCTTGACACCATGTGCGATCTGCCAACGATCACGTCGAGTCAGCATTACGCACCCCCCGGGATCAGCCGCACGTCGAATCCGGTGGCCCAGAAGTCATACCGAACCTCCCAGCCCAGGCGCTCAAGGCGCTGCCGGAAGACATACGCCCGGCCGGAGTCGAGGTGACGGTATGTGAAGTGTCCACCCTGCCGGGCAATACACACCCGGTGGTTGCCATCATGATCCCGGCCATGCTGAAAGATCACATGCCGGATCGGACCCGTTCTCGTGCCCATATCAGACTCCTCTCAGTGTTCATCGACACACCCCGGGAGTCCATGCCAACATGGACTCCCAGTGTTTGGCAATCAATGGGTGTACAGGTACACCCCGCCGCGCGGCCCAGTCCCCTGCTGGGTACCAGGCACCCCGAATAGGACAGACTCCCCTGACTCTCATCGATACAGGTAAGGGCACGAGTCGCCCCGTGCCCTACCCTGTGGCAATCAGTTACAGGTATATCGTGACTGCCATTGTGTGCTCACCGAACCGGGTAAGCTGGGAAAAGCTGCTATTCCGCTTGAGCACATACAGGCGAGCATACAGGTTCCCTACCCGTTTAGCGGTGAGGTAATACACCGTAGTATGCGTACCCCGCACGCCACCAAACCGGGAAAACACTACCCGGTAGGGTAGGGGATCACCGGCCGCATCAAGGGTAATGGTCACCTTCTGCAAGGGGGCCTTACGCCGGTACACGGGATTGATACCTTCACTCTTTAACCGCATGACAGACTCCTCTCCATTGAGCAATGGGTACACGTAAGGGCACCCCAGGGGGTGCCCTACCCGGTAGCGATCAAAAATACCGTACCGCGATCCGCTTGCCCTTGCGGGCCTGGTCACAGAGATACCCCGAGCTCACCCGGACCCCGGAGTCGGTGATCCAGTGTTTACCCTGTCGGGTGACGCGGATCACTCCATCGTAGGTCTTCACCTTGTGTAGAAACATATCAGACTCCTCTCATACGCTCATTGACATAGGCAAGGGCCCGAGTCGCCCCGGGCCCTACCGTGCGGCAATCAGCCGATAAATGGGCACCCGAATCGACGGTTTGGACATCCGGTGCCCGCCGCTACCTTGAACCGGGCTCCCGCCGCTGTGGGGCAGCGGTGCCAAACATACCCCGCACGCGGGGCAGTGCGGCCCGTATAGAGGTCGCCCCGGTAGTGTTCTACCGGCAGGACCCAGCCCGCGCCCAGGGCGCTCTGATATACGGCTACGATACGACGCATTGTCTGACTCCTCTCATATGCTCATTGACACAGGTAAGGGCACCCTACACAGGGTGCCCTACCCTGTGGCAATCAGCCCTTACGCCACAGTTTGTAGTGCCGGACTTCACCACCACGCCACGCCAGCCACGCTCTAAACTCGAAGGGTGTAAGTCGGACTCCATCGAATACCCGAATATACCGAACCTCACCCGACTCGTCGTGGACTTCAAACACTCCACGCCAGATCGTCCATTGCCCGTGCTGGTATCCCTTGTGGAAGCGGACGTGCTGAATCTCACCTGTGTGACCAGCCCGGATCAGGTCCGCAATCTTACATAGGGTTTTCTGTCGGTAGGCAATGACTCCGGTCCCAGCGAATCCGAGTCGATTCACATACCGGACCGCATCTAGATAGTTTTCGACCTTGACCATGATTGACTCCTCTCATACGCTCATTGACACAGGTAAGGACTCAGGTCACCCCGAGTCCTACCCTGTGGCAATCAGCCATGCCGGACAAAAGTATAATCGTACTCTCCCGCTCCAAAGTAGTGCTTGCCATAGGGATGCCATACCGGATCTGACTCGAACCGATCATACACGGCATACAGCAGTTCTGAGTCCTCGAAGGTGAAGTCCCAGAGGATCGTATCATCGGCATATACCCTGATACCGTCCGCCGGATCACACACCCCGCACCCGCACCCTTTATGTAGCTGTACCCGATTCGCATCGGTAAATTTAGGCACGATTGACTCCTTTTCTAGACAATAGGCACAGGTAAGGGCCCGAGTCGCCCCGGGTCCTACCCTGTGACTATCCTCAAGGACTCCACGACCTTATGGGGTGCTAGACAAGCACCCCAAAGATCGACTCCTCCGTGACCAGGACTGATTCCTGGCGAAACACTGCCTTGATTCGAGCCGCAAGAGTGTACACTGCGACCCGGTCCTGGGGTGTACCGCATATCTCAACTACTGTTGAGTTTTCCCGGGCACCCTTCCAGGATCCTACGCCAGAATACAGGGTGTACCCTTCAAACTGAAGGTCCACCAGGTCGTGAAGGGTATCCCGATCATCAAGGTCTTCAGTGTATAGACGGTACCTTACACTGAGATCCGCCCGCGTCGGGACGGTATCCTCAGTGTAATCTGCGACGTATATGTTGTTGTGGATAAAGTTTTTGGACATGACAGACTCCTCTTTATACTATAGGGCATAGGCCCATTGACACAGGTAAGGGCCCGAGCTGACCCGGGCCCTACCCTGTGGCAATCAGCCGATACGCTCAAAGACCCAGATCCGCTCCCGATCCCTATTGTCCCCAGTCTTCTCGAAGGTGATACGCCAGCTCGGGTCTTGCTCGAATGCGGTCGCAATCTCTTTTATCGGTATGCGATACCGACGGAAGGTATGCCAGTTTACACTACCGTCTACATGAGTCACGCGAATCTCGTCGTAGTGATCCTGGCACCAGTCGCAACCGCAACCGCGTCGGATCTTCACTTCTATCACAGTATTTTTTTTGGGCATGACAGACTCCTTCCTATGGGACATAACTCATTGACACAGGTAAGGACTCGACGCATAAAGCGTCGAGTCCTACCCTGTGGCAATCAGTTAGTTGTAGTACTCTGTATCCTCGTCAAGATCCGCGTCTTCAGCCAGACTGATCTCCAACACAAGATCCAGTCGGTGCGGATCCGTTGATTCGAAGCGATATCCCCAGTCGCGCCGGATGTTGCCATAGCAACGTAGGTCTTCACGATCTTCGAGGATCAGTCGCTTTTCAGATACAGCAATCTGGCGTGCTTCCGCTAGCGTATCTGCTGTGAAGTATGCGCCCGGAAGATATCCCGCTGTCCCAACAGTAATTACGTACTTCATGACAGACTCCTTGAGCTATAGAGTTGTTAAAGTAGACTGACTATTTGATCTAGGATCGGCGGTCCGCGCCCGCCTCAATCCTGCCCTGATCATATGAGTATTCGAAACAAAGTCAATCCCTTTAGAAGTGTTTTTTAGAATTTTTTTAGATCTTGTTCTATATGTTTCCTCGTGTTTTAGAACAAAATAGGCTATTTTGTTAACCGTTTATTAACCGTTGTTTTAGGACTATTTTAGTCCACAATAGGGTCGATTCGGGTCCGATTCATCCTCATGCTTCATCCTCATGCTTCATCCTCATGCTTCATCCTCGTGCTTCATTCTCGTGCTCATGCCATCCTGCCATCGCGCCGGCCGGCTGCCATCGCGCCGGCCGGCTGCCATCGTGCCATCGTGCTCATTATGGTAGGGACAATGGAGCAATGGAGCAATGGAGCAATGGAGCAATGGGACAATGGAGCAATGGGACAATGGAGCAATGGGGATAGTCAGTAGAATGATAATTCTATTGGTTGTATCAATACAACAGATTATTATTGGTTGTATTGGTTCAATATGTGTTGCATTCTTACAACTAAATCGTTATCTGTTGTATTGGTTCAATATGTGTTGCATCATTGCAACCAATAAATGTAATAGCATCTAAACATATCATCTTAAATGCCATATTACAGAAGTAATAGGGTATGTTTGTTAAAGAATTCTAATCAGTAATAATAGCCGTAAGACCCGCCTACTGAGCTATTACGAGCGGTATTACATATGCCATCCCTCAGACTCACGCGAACCGGAATCGGGCCCCCTTACCCCCAAGTATGCTAATACTCTCTACATTATATAAGTCCCCATTCCGGTAACAGAGTAGCCCACTATTATAGTGGGGCAGGTTGTTACCGAAATAATGTGGCAATTTTTCCGAAAATAAATCCCACTTGACTTGAGGGGGCTCTATGCTATAATGTGGTTGACGTTGGACTCGCCTAAGTCCTCGCCTGCCGCCCGCTGAACCTGCCAGTTCGTTAATGCGGGCGGTTTGGCTTTCCTATAAGAACTGCTCCACTTCCCCCTAACTGTAGCAGTTTCTATAGGTTGACAATCTCCGGGGGCTGTCCTATACTGAGGGGCAGGGAAGAAGAGTTGCTTACCTTTGGGGGAGAGGACTCGTGGCGGGGTTCTCTCCCCTGCGTCTTTGTGAGGAGTCAGGTATGGAAACCGCTTACGAGCTTGTCCCCCTGGGATACGATGAAGACGGTTTGCCGGGCTTACAGTTGCGCATCGTGGTTCACGACTACGAGAATGCCCAGGACTTTGTCGTTTATTATGACCTGTGGATGCACGATGTCCAGGGGGACCGGGCTCCCGACGAGTGGGGCTGGGAGCCGCACAAGCAGTTCATCGACCTGCTCTGTACTGAGGGAGTGGAAGCAGCAGCCCTGTGGCAGCTTCAATATAGGAACTTCAGGTGAACGCCTGTTCTGGTAAATAGGATCTAAATAAGGGGTGGATGTATTGACAGGCTGTAGGGCTCCCCTTATGATAAGGTTAGGATTGTATGAGTATTGGGGGAGAGGCGAGCAATGACAGTCGTAGAAGGGTACCGGGTTGATGAGACGAAGGCGCATGTCCAGATTACCTTCGATAACGGCAGGGCGATGACTATAGAGGTCAACCTTCTCAACGACGACCGGGATCTGGACCAGATCGTCTCCGATATTGCGGACGAGGCGATTGGCAAGGGGCGCTGGAAGCAGGAAATGTTGGTCTATGCCATCTTCAACGGGGAGCCGTTGGATTGAGTTGACAGCCCGCTAAAAATAAATATACTTCTAAATGAAACGAACAGCCCTCGCCACTGGGGGCTGTTTCGCAATAGGCGGGCTGCGCCGTCTCCTCTACTTCCCCCTCGCCCGCTCGCGTACCTTTATCACAAGAGGCAAGGGAGCAGTCAACTACTCCCCGCTAAAGCGGGAAGCTTGTCCCTGGCGCTACGCCGCTGAGGGCGCATCCGAGACGTGTGGCTGGCTGACAGCAGCCCGGCGGGAAATGTTCACCGCCGCGATGTGGTCTGCGAACCCGGAGTGCCCGCAAGACACACAGGAGAAGGTGCTTTGATCGGGACGGTTGCGCTTATCAATACAACCGCATACGGGGCAGGTGCGCGAGGTGTTGCGCGGGTCAACCGCGACGACTGGCACGCCTGCCAGCGCAGCCTTGTATTCGATTTTTGCGCGGAGGTCATAGAACGCCCAGCTATGCAGTTGTCTCCGGTGCGCCTTTCGAGCCGTTACCCGGTCGCGGATACCCGTCAGGTCTTCGACGGCGATCCCGCGCCCGGTGTCTTTGGCGCGTTCAACCAACTGCTTACTAACGCGGTGGTTCACGTCTCTCGCAAAACGCTGCTCTTTGTTGCGGCGCTTCTTGAGCAGGCGCTTGGCCGACTTCGTGCCCTTCTTCTGGAGCCGCGCCCGCAGGTGGGCGTGGCGGTGGCGCAGGCCGTTCAGGTGGGCGCTGGAATAGTTGTTGCCGTCGCTGTCGGTGGCGATATTCGCCACGCCGGTGTCCACGCCGAGAAAGCCGTCAACGTCTTCCGGCTCCGGTGTCTCGACCTCACAGGCGACGAACAAATAGAACTCGCCATCGATGTAGCACAGGTCCGCCTCACCCCGGTCGCCGTCCAGCAGTTTGCGCTGGCGCTCGCCGCACAGGTAGCCCATGCGCTGGCGGCCTGCCAGCGTCCAGATGCTCACCGTCTGCTCGCCGGTGCGAAAACTCAGGATGCGGCTGTCGTAGGGGAATGCGCCGTGCGACTTGAACGTGCGCTGTATGCGCTTGTCGAGCTTGTAGGCGTCGGCAACTTTGGCGATGGCCCGCACCGTCATCTGGGCGGACAGGCCGTAGCGTTCGCGCACGGTGTGGTAGGCGAGGTGGTGAAGCGGGTACTGCTGGAACGTCTGGCTCTCCCACGCCTGCTGGCTGATGTCGTTACAGGCAGCGTTGGCTGTCTCAAGCGTCTTGAGCAGCGCATCGTGCTGGTCGGGCGTGGGTTGCAGCCTCACCTTAGCCGTAAGTTTCATATAGGAAGTTTAGCACATTCGAGCGAAAGATGCAAGCCTGCGGCTTGCCCGTATTTCCTCTCCCTCTTAAAAGGGGGAGTATCCAGACGGAGGTTTTGATGAAGGATATTCGTGTTTTGCTGTCGGAGCGTACTCTGGATGTGGGCTCTGTCTTCACCTTTGCGGGTGAGGCGTTTCAGGTGACTGAGGCGGACCCGGTGGTGGCGGATGGGGTGGTCTACGTGCCGGTGGAGCGGGTTGTGCAGGGCTCGGTCACCGAGGACGAGGATGGGCTCAAGCTCGTGACCGAGAGCTTCATCCTGCTGGATGCGCTGGACCTGGTCGGCTGTCCCTATATGAAGGTCGAGAAGGCGTAGCCTTCGGGGGAATGAGCGGTTCCCTGCCGGGGAGCCGCTTTTCTTTTTCTTTCTTTTCTGCTTTCTTTTCTTCTTTCTTTTACTAAGTTTCTTTTCCGTTCTGAGGAGTCTGGATGTGGAATTGCCGCTTTTCTTTAAGTATACGGATGCCGGGGGTGTGCCACCTTTTGTGGGGCCTGAGAGTACCTTCCGCTGGGAGCGGCCCTCGGCTACCAGCCCTGGCCCCTGGCAGGATGTCGGGGGTGAGTTGCAGATCTGTCACTGGGGGCTGCATCTCGTCCCCTTTACCTTTGCCTGGCGGTGGCCTGCGCCTTATCTGTTCGAGGCAGAGGCGCGGGGGGCGATTCGCGCCGAATTCAGGGATGGGGGGTTGTTTGATAAGGTGGTCTGCCGTGAGGCGCGGCTGCTGCGCCGGGTCCCGGCCTGGCGAGACACGGATAGGCTGGCCCGGATTTGCCTGCGGGCCTCAGCATACATCCGGGAACAGGCATGGGCGGCAGACCTGACCCCCGCTATCTTCTCAGAGGTGATGCGCCTGCTGGGTGGCGTGCAAGAACAGATAGAACAGAAGCGGTCCTTTCCGCCGCTGGGGGAGATCCGTAACCCGCTGTACCGGGCTGATAATTGGGGCCTGGGCCCTCCTTTCCCTTCTCAGAAGAACCGGACAGAGCAGGAAGGATATATGGTTTGGTTAGAGGGCCTGAAGCACGTGGATGCCGTACCCCTTTACCGGGCGTTCGAGATGTTCTATGGGAGTTGGGTAAAGGTCTCTCATTATCTCTCGGATAACCAGCCTACGGCTCAGGGCAGGGCGTTGAACCAGATCTTTCTGAAAGGGCTGGGCTACGACTGCCTGGACTACGAGGCTCGCTACCAAGAACTGCTCGACCATGTTGACATGAACTAGAAAGTCCTCTATACTTATAAGTAGAGGATGATTGGTGATCATGTGGATACACAGCCCCGGGCCTGTTTAGGGTTTCCCGGGGTTGTGTGCATTTTTCAAGGAGGCTACAATGAAACGCTTTGGTGGCTGGATGTCGCGCACCTGGAAGATGGGCTGCATGGGCAAGTTCCTGGTGCTGGCGGTGCTGTTCGTGGCCCTCACGATTTTCGGCAGCGCCATCAATGGGGTGCTTGTGGGCATCTCGGGAGATACACAGGCAGCGACCGAACGGGTCTCGGCGAACTATGCGATCTCTGAGGAAGAGGACGCGCCGCGCCCGACACAAACGCCGCGCCCGACACAAACGCCGCGCCCCACTCGAACGCCGCGCCCGACTGCGGTGCCAACGGCAACCCCCTCGCAGCTTGAGGTCAATGCCTGGTCGATCTTCATGGTGGAGCAGTGGGATATTCTGGGGTCGGCAACCGATGACATGGCCCGGCTGTTCGGGCAGTTGAGTAACAGGCCGACCCTGATCCTGGACTATAACTGGTTGGTGGCAGTGGAGACGGCTGCGGCTGAGGTGCGCTACGTGCGCCAGGCAGTGGACAGCTACTCGCCCCCGGTTGGGGTGGCAGACCTTCATGCTGAGGCCCGGGATGTGCTGGCAATTTGCGCCGACGCTTATACTGCGACGAGCGATGCGGTGTGGCAGGATGACCTTGAACAGATCTCGCTGGACCTGGATGCGGCGCTGCAAGAGGTGGAGCAGTGCCACCGGGCGGCTCTGGACTTCAACGATAGTCTGGAGATCGCGCTCGGTTCCTGAAATTGGTACTTGACAGACTCAGAAAGCTGAGTATGCTTATAGTTGAGGCGGGTCGAAGGTTCTGGGTTACCCAACTTACAAGAGATGGTCACGCCCCAGGCCGCACACTTATCCGCCTTTAACAACTGAGCGTGTAGAGCGGGTCGCTGGGTGACGGTAATCGGAAACTTGGGTTCGACCCCCAGGCGGCTGGCGTGGCAGAGGTCGCGCTACCGACCGTCCTTAATGGACAATAATCTCGTTGCTCGATCTTTATCCGCTCTAATCTTTACTAACTGTATAGCGGCGGGTCGCTGTAGAACGGTTATCCACTGTAACTGGGAAGGTTGCGGGTTCGAATCCCGCCCGGACCCCTTACATGGGTCCGGTAGCTCAACAGGCAGAGCGTCTAAAAAACTCGTTCTCGATCACTTATCCGCCGCTCCGACAATAAAAAGGAACCGGGTCGAAGGCTGTCGGTTATCTACTGAGAAGAGAACCCCGATAACCACAAACCTATCCGGTTCCTTTCGTTTGTCGGGGAAAGGGAGAGCCATGCCATACGGTAAGCATTTCAACCTTCGTCAGACCCCCCAGGACCAGCCCATTCCGGGCAGCGGTCAGGTCAAGAACTCGGCAGGCGGGTATGCGTGGCAGATCTCTCCCTGGGAGCGGCTGACTCGCTTCCTGATCCTGGGTACCGAGGGGGGCACGTACTACGCCTCGGAGCGGGCCTTGACCATCGAGAACGCAGAGAACGTCTGGGCCTGCCTGAACCTCGACCCCAAGCGGGTGGTGGATGAGACCATTGCCGTCTCAGACGCGGGACGTGCGCCCAAGAACTCTCCGGCGCTCTTCGTCATGGCGATGGCGTGCAGTGAGGTCTTCGTGAGTGACCAAGTGCTGCGCGAGTATGCGCTCGACCGGCTGGAGCAGGTGGCCCGCACGCCGACCCACCTCTTTGAGTTCCTGGGCTACGTGCTCGGGTTCCGCAAGTGGGGGCGTGGGCTGCGTAACGCCGTTGCTCGCTGGTATAACGGGCATACACCCGAGAACCTGGTCTACCACTTGGTGAAGTATCGCCAGCGGGCGGGCTGGACGCACAGGGACGTGCTGCGCGTGGTTCACCCGACGCCGGTCTCAGAGGCGCACTCGACGCTCTATAACTGGGCGATCCGGGGCGAGGCAGACATAGACAAGCTGGGCGACCAGGCTCTCCTGGTGCTGGAAGGCTATCACCGGGCACAGGCGGCGACGACCCCAGAGCGGTGGGTTGAGATCATCAAGGCGTACAACCTGCCGCGCGAGGCGCTGCCGACCCAGGCCCTCTCGCACCCGCAGGTGTGGGCGGCGCTGCTGGAGACCGGGATGCCGGTCATGGCATTGACCCGTAACCTCGCCAACCTCGGGCGGAACGGGGTTATCGGCCCGGGCTTGTGGGATACCAACCAGCTGGTGGTCTCGGCGCTCAGCAATGATGAGGTGATCCGCCGCTCGCGGATGCACCCCATCCACTTCCTGCTGGCGCTGCGCATTTACACGCGGGGCTACAACAACCGGGGTCGCTGGGTGCCCGAGCCCAGCATCCGGGATGCGCTGGAAGGGGCGTACTACAAGGCGTTCGGTAATATCGATCCGACCGGCAAGCGCATCGTCATCGGCCTGGATGTGTCGGGCTCAATGGACTACATGACCATTCCGGGGCTGGAAGCGTTCACGGCTCGGGATGGCGCAGTAGCTATGGCGATGGCAACGGTGCGCACGGAGCCCTACACGGCTGTCTATGCTTTTGGGTCGAGGCTGCAAAAGCTGGGCATCGGCAAGAACGACCGGCTGAGTACCGTGCTCAAGAAGACCAAGATGAACTTTGGCGGGACGGATGCGGCACTGCCCATCCTCCAGGCGCTCCAGGACCGGACGCAGGTGGATGCTTTTATCACCTACACGGACAACGAGACCTGGGCAGGGGCGGTTCATCCGGCACAGGCGCTCCAGCGGTACCGGGAAGAGATGGGCATCCCGGCGAAGCTGATCGTGGTTGGCATGACTTCAACCGGCTTCAGCATCGCAGACCCGAACGATGCGGGGATGCTGGATGTCGTGGGGTTCGATGCGAACACCCCCCAGGCGATCTCGGAGTTCATTCGCCTGTAGCTTTAACTGGTGAGTGTTGGGGTCCGCCTACGGGCGGACCCTTTTCATAAGGAACCCGGGGTGAAAGCCTTTATCAATCTTGTAGCAGATGTGATTGAGATTGTCATAAAGATGCTGTTGGGCGGGCTGGTGGTGGTGTTAGTGGGAGTCCTGCCCAGTATAGGGGCAGCCTTAATTATAGCAGCTATTCTCGTATACTACCTGAACGTCTCTGAGACACTAGGCTATGTGTTGGGCTGGTTGATAGTGCTTATGATCTGGTTGGCTATAACTCGTTCTCACGAGTATTGATATAAAGGAGTCTGGGCATGAATATCCGAGTGGATGTGCAGCGGGGGTGTGGCTGGCGCGAGGATCACGGAGCCCTCTACCTGGTATCGGATGGTTTGAGCGCCCCCTGTGGTAAGCTCCCCATTCCCCTGGCCCGGGTGTGTGAGTGCTGCGGGCAGTTGATCTACAACGTCCAGGTGGACGGTAAGATCCTCAAACAGTCGCGCTCCCACCGCAACTTGCTGAACCCAGCCCCACTACTCAACGAGCAGGCCTGTGCCTACGAGCAGTTGGGGACGAACCTCAAGGTCCACAAACGCTGCCCGCTGGCGTCCTGGCCCGAGAACAAGCCTGCCGTGTTGGATTGGATCGGCAAGGAGCACTACGCGACGACTGCCGACTTCACACGCGAAGCGGTGGAGCATGGGGTGTCGCGCCGCATCCGGGGACTGCCGGAGTGGTTCGAGATCGGCAAAGACTGGGTCTTCCTGGCGCACCCACAGGCAGTAGCCCTGCCGGATAATCAGGCGTATAACCTGACTCACCCGGACGAGGACCCGCTGCCCGAGTGGTTGCCGGGCATCTTCCACGCCTTCCGCCCACAGCGGGTCGAGGTGATCGTGGACGATAAGACGACCCCGGAAGAGATGGAGTCCTACAAGGCGCGGGGCTATACCCCCACGCGCATTATCCGCCAGGACAGCGCCGACCGGCTGCTGTGCGGGCGCTGCCATACCAACGTGGCATCTCATAACCTCGATCCGCTGGACTGGGACGAGTATCATTTCCCACTGTGCGAGGATTGCTGGGTATGGGTTGAATAGAATGGAAGAGACGATGTTCTACGTGACAGCGGTAGACGTAAGCTCGAACCGGACTCTGATCGTGGCGATTGGGGCCGGTTCGACTCTCAAGGCGGCGCAGGAAGTGGCTGATCGGTATGCGCTGCGCCATAACGCCCTGATGCCGGTCTGGGAGCAGACGGACGAGCATCGGTGGCAGAGTAACGAGTTCGAGGCGAGTGTGTACCGCACGCGCCTGGTGATTGAAGAGCGTCCACTGGCTTCAGTCAAGTTTTAGCCCGGGACCCTTTCTGAGTAGAATAGGGGTGTCGTGACACCTAGATTCGAATCAGGGAGAACCAAACAATGGATAAGGTTATCGCGTTTCTGGCTAAACTGGGCACCATCCTGGTGGACCGGCGAGCCATCATCACCGGGCTGTTCGTCGCCCTTCTGTCTTTCGGCAGCATGTTCGGGCTCACGCCTGAGCAGGTCGCTGAGATGGAAGCGGCCCTGGGCGAGACTTACACCGCTATCATTGCGGCGGTGGGTATCCTGGGCCAACTGCTGGCTGCGGGGTTTGCCGTCTACAAGCTGATCGATAGCTGGACGCAGCGCCCGCCCAGCGGCCTTAGCTACAAGGAATCTGAAGCCGCCCATCTGATGTACGGGCCGAAGGGTTAAGGACGTGTGGTGCGTTGGGGCCGCGATTGCACTATGTGTGGTCGCGGCTCTTGCCTGTCAGGTAGAGGTGGAGCCCACTCCTACCAGCACCTTAACAAATACGGCAACGGCGACTGAGACGCCTACTGTCGCCATTGGCGACAGTAGGCGACCACCTAAGACCTTCCCTTGATCTGGAGAGCGTACTACTCATGGCTGATGGCTTCTTTGTACCCCAGCAGGCGATTGATATTTTCGAGGCTGGCGGCTCTACTACAGACGTGGTCGAGGCGCGTATCTTAAATGACCGGGGAGACCCGGTCGCTCCGCGTAGCGCCCGCCGCTGGCGGCGCTACTGGCTGGACGGCGTAGCCAACCCCAACGCCGGGGTGTCCGGGCAGGAGACGGAGATCACGGACGAGGAAGTCGCTGCCGTCTTCCGGCTGATCAAGAACAAGTCCCTGTCCCTGGACGAGATCTCGGACGCACTGGATCGCAGCCCCAGCACCGTGCAGCGCATTGTGTCCCGCATGGAGCAAGAGGGCTACAATGTCCGCATCGTGCATCGCCGGGTGGAAGCCTCGACCGAGGCGAGCCTGCGCACCCCCGAGCCACCCAAAATACTGTTCGACGCCCACCACATCCGCTTCGGCATCTACTCGGATCTCCACAAGGGGAGCCGCGAAGAGCAGATCGGGGCCTTCCGCCACTGGATGCAGTACGCGCGGGATGAGGGGATCGAGGTCTTCTTTGGGCTGGGGGACTACACGGCTGGGCGTAATGTCTACCGGGGGCAGGATCTCGACCTGTATCTATTCACGGCTGACGAACAGCTTGAGGCGCTGCGCCAGGATCTCCAGCCGCAGCCGCACGAGACTCACATTCTGCTCGGAGGCAACCATGACTTTGCCCACCTACGCAATGGCTCCACAGATGTGGTGGCCCGCTTCTGTGCAGACTATCCCAACGTCCACTTTGTGGGCTACGATATGGCAGACATCCCCCTGACATCCGATACCGGTATCCGGTTGTGGCATCCCTCGGGGGGCAAGCCCTACGCAACCTCTTACCGGTTGCAGAAGGGCATGGAGGCGATGGCCTATGAGCAGTTACTCAACCTCTCCCGGGAAGCGAGGGAGGATAATCCCATCATCAAGGTTATTGCAGCGGGCCACATTCATGTGGACGCTAAGGTACATGAGGGCGCAGTGCTGGGTCTACAGTGTGCCTGTTTCGAAGGACAGACGAACTACCTGAAGCGCAAGAGCTTGTACCCGCAGATTGGCGGCTATATCGTAGACCTGTGGATTGATGATCGTGGTAACATTGCCCGGGAGCGGGTAGAATTTAGTAAGTACCAGCCGGTGGATGAGGATTATCGGAACTACGCTGAACGTATGGAACAACTGTACCCACCGGCCCGGTTGGAGCCGGTGTTTACTTTAGCATAGGAGTCGAATATGAGGAAAGGGCTGTTTGCCAAGATCGAGCGAGACCGGTTCTGGAACGTAACCCGGGAGATCCAGGAGTCGGATGTCATGGACACCGGGCACGGGGGCAGGGTGGTGATGTACTATGAACCGGAGACCTGTCCCTGGGTTGAAGTGCAGGTTGATGACGAGGAATGGCAGTGGCAGCGTCTCCCGCTGGCGCTGATCTACATGAATGATAACTAACCGACCTGCCAGGTGCAGTGTCGGCTCAAAAGGCCCGGAGCAATCCGGGCCTTTTAATTTCCCATTTTAGAGAATCGCCCCGAGACCGTATACTTTTAACAGAAACTAAAGTAGGGAGAATCCGCATGAGCGTCACTGAGGAACGATTCCGCCAGGGGACCGGCGAGAGGTACCTTAAAAACGGAAAGGTGCGCTGTCAGGCAGTGGCGAAGGGCAAGCTGCGCAAGCTGCGCGAGGAAACGGGCAACAAGGATCTCACGTCCGAGGAAGCCTGGCCCGCCGCGCAGTGCGAGTGGCCCGCCGAGGAAGGGGCGTTCGCCTGTGAGCTTCACGGGGGCGCGAGCACGACTCTCCAGCCTAAGTCCCTGCTGGACTTCATGCCGATGGACCTGCGGGAGATGGCCCGGGAGTTCGAACAGAGCCCGGACATTACCACCAACCAGAGGGACACCATCATTGCCCTCATCGTGCGCAATTCTCAACTTTTTGAAGAACTGTATGATGCACTGAGTACCAAGTCCGTCAAGCAGATCCACAAGTACCTGGATCTGATCGAGAGCGGCGACATCGTTGTGGGGACCCGGGGTATCCGGGAGATCTTGAAGGCAGCTTACGACGAGCGGGAAACCTGGAACGAGTTTCGGGAGAACAGCAAGACGATTGGCAAGCTCATCGAGACCCAACTCAAGGTCTTTGACAAGATGCAGCAGATCGCTACAGTGGACCAGGTGCTCGCCCTGCTGGAACGGCTTAACGACATCATGCAGTCGGTGGTGACCCGGTATATTACAGATCCCGACCTGCGCAACACGATCATGCTGGAGTTCTCGCGCCAGGCGCGGGACAAGGTCGGCATGGCTGGACCTGGGGTGGATGTGTCCCGGCTAAATGGCTAATTCGGATTACGATCTCGAAGGTTTCTTACGCGCAGCCAACGAGCACAAGAGTGTCTACCAGCAGGCACTAGACCGGATGGCGGAGCGGTTTGAGAAGGTGGTGAACCCGCCTGAACCCATCCCGCCATCCCAGTGGTTGCAGACTTACTTCTATGTGCCGCGCCCGCGTAACCCTAAGACCGGCGACGTGCTGCCGCCTGGTCCTATTGTGCTGGAAGATCACCAGGCAGCAATCATAGACGAGGCGCTGAGCCGGGACGAGGGGGGCCGCTTCCGTTATGTAACCATCCTCTACTCTGCGCCCAAGAAGTCGGGCAAGTCGGCGCTGTCGGCGGGCGTTGCCAAGTACATGGGGCATACCAACGATTACGGCAGTATCTACTGCCTGGCAAACGATGGTAAGCAGTCGGATGACCGGCTCTATCAGCCCATCGTCAAGAGCTACAGCCTGCATCGGCGTCTGAACGGACCCTTTGCCGGGGTGCGGCCTAAGTTGGTCGAGGTGACAATCCCGGATACCCACTCTAAGATCGAAGCCGTACCCTGCGACGCGGCGGGCGAGGCGGGTTCCGAGCCGCTGGCGACGTTCTGGTCTGAAGTCTGGGGATATGACAGTGAAGCCAAGCGGCGGTTGTTCACCGAGATGACGGTGCCGCCAACTCTGTATGGATATGCGATCCGCTGGATCGAGAGCTATGCAGGGTTCATCGGGCAGTCCGACCTGCTCTGGGAGTTGTATGAGACCGGGGTTAAACAGGGGACGCCCCATCCGGGGTTCAAGCATCTGGTGGGCATTGACGGCGAGCCGGTGGTCTACGTGAACGAGGCGGCGCGGATGTTCGTTTACTGGGATACCAAGCCGCGCATGGCCTGGCAGACCGACGACTACTACGAGGCAGAGGCCAGGATCTTGCTGCCCTCTGAGTTCCAGCGCATTCACCGGAACCAGTGGCAGGCCCCCTCGGGTAGCTTTGTGGAACCCGAGATGTGGGATCGCTGCGCGGACCCGCACCTGCCGCCCCTGGTGGACAAGCGGGTGCCTTGCGTGATCGCCATTGACGCGGCAGTCTCGAAGGATTGTGCAGCGATCCTGCTGCTGACCCGTGACCCGAACTACCCCGAGACGGATGTTGCCATTCGCAAGGCCCGGATCTTCCGACCGTCTGAGGGGCGCAAGCTGAACCTGGAAAATACGATTGGGCGCACCCTGCGCAACTGGCTGGGCGAGCACAACGTGGTCTGTGTGGTCTACGATGAGTTCCAGATGGCGCATCTCATCCAGAACTACTCGCGGGGCAAGGTCATCATCGACGGTGAGGAACTGCGGGACATCCCCGAAGATAAGCGGGATGCCTACATTATGGAACAGCAGCGGGTGGTACAGGTCTGGTACGAGGCCTTTGGGCAGCAGAACCCCCGGGCTATCGCGGACAAGCAGTTGCATGACCTGATCACCAACCGCCAGGTCCACTACAACCCGCACGACTTGAACGAGGACATCGGGGCCCGGGGGGACCAGGAGACGGTTACCAAGCACATCAAGCAGGCGGGGACACACATCCAGGGTGACAACAAGCTACGCCTGGCGAAGCTCTCGCCCTCGGCTCACATCGACGGCGCGGTGGCCCTGGCGATGGGCGCTCACCAGGTGCTCAAGCTGAACATGGACAATGAAGAATTTGACGTGGACAATGCTGCCCAGCAGTTGGCTCGGGGCGACATTACCTTTGAAGATTTCCAGACGATTATGAGTCAGCGCCGGGCGCGATTGGTGAGGGATACCAACGATGACTAATTATGAACAGTTGAAGCTGTTTGATCCGGCAGTGTCCGGGGGCTCGGTAATGGATACCCCCAAAGCGGACGAGGTGGGCGGCATCCACCCGCTGGTCCTGTCGCTGGCGGTGATGGCGGACGAGATCCCGGCCTGGGGTAATGTAGTCTCCCGGGACAAGGCGCTGCGCGACTTCTGGCCTACTGAGCCAACCCTCGCCTCGGCTATCTACAATATCGCCACGCGCATGGCGCTCATGGAGTGGCACATTGAGGGCTCCGACCCGACCAAGCCTAAGCCCCGCAACACGGCGCGGGCAGCAGAGATCATGCTGCGCAACGCGGACCGGGGCAATGGCTGGGAAGTCTTCATGCTCAAGTTGGTAACCGACCTGATGACCCAGGACAACGGGGGGTTCATCGAGGTCATTCGGCGCGGGCCGAAGCCCACAGATCCGGTGGTGAACATCGCTCACCTGGACTCGGCCCGCTGCCAGCGGACCGGCGATCCGCAGTACCCGGTGGTTTACACCGACCGGCAGGGGCGTAAGCACAAGATGGGCTGGTGGCAGGTGCTCACCATTGAGGACATGCCCTCGCCCATTGAGACGATGTATGGGGTGCAGTACAGCGCCCTGACCCGTGCCCTGCGTGCCGCGCAGATCATCCGGGACATCACGATCTATAAGAAGGAGAAGGTCTCGGGCAACTTTGCCCGGGCCGTTCACCTGGTATCGGGCCTGACCAAGCAGAACCTTGAGGATGCCCTGGCCCTGGCGAGGGAGAGCCAGATGAACCAGCATCTCTTCCGCTACCAGAACCCGGCGATCATCCCGACCATTGATCCGGACGCTAACCTGAAGGTTGAGACCATCGAACTGGCCTCACTGCCCGACCACTTCAACGAGGATACGACTTTCAAGTGGTACATCTCGCAGCTTGCCCTGGCGTTCGGTGTAGACTACCAGGAGTTTGCTCCCCTGCCGGGGGGTCAGTTGGGCTCCAGCGGGCAGGCGGAGATCCTGCATCTCAAGTCGCGGGGCAAGGGTCCTGCGGCGCTCATCAACCGTATCGAGTTCCTGATCAACTACAGCGGGATCCTGCCCAACTCGGTCAAGTTTGGCTTCCGGGAGATGGACACTCGCGCCAACACTGCAATGGCAGAGGCTCGCTACCTGCGGGGTAGGGACCGGGCGCTGCGTATTGACAGTGGGGAACTCAGTCAGGAAGCGGCAATTCAGCAGGCAGTCCTGGATGGTGACCTGCCGGAGCACCTGGCGGAAGAGTTGCTGAGTAACCCGCCCGAGCGCCAGCGTCAGCCAGATCCTCTCGGGGCGGGGCAGATTACGGGTGGGCAGGATACTCAGCAGCAGCCGGACTCCGCACCAACGGACTCGGGGGCAACCGAGGACAAGGAAGTGACCGACAAGAAGCGGGTTGCCCTCATCCGGCGTCTGGGTAAGAACGGGGATCTGATCCTGCCTGACGAATCGCTGATGGGGGAGATCACCCCCGAGGATATTGCGGCGGAGAAAAAGTACCTGGGGGTGCTGTAATGCCGAGGCGGGAGTTTCGCCAGGTGGATGAGGATCTAGAGGAAGCCTACGAGGAAACGCTCGAAGCCTACATGGAAGAGATGCAGGCGCTCGGGCAGCAGGCAGGCGAGGGGGAGATCGACCCGGATACCTTTGAAGAGCGGATGCGGGATCTGCTCAAAGCCTACTTTATCGGCCTGGCACTGCTGGCAACGGATGGCTTGTTCGATGTGGAGAACGAAGATGACCTAGAAGATCTCAACCTGTTCCTGGCACAGCGGTATGAGCTTCTTGGCGAGTTCAAGAAAGACATCGCCTCGGGCGGGTTCAGTACCGACTACATTCGCTGGCGGGCGGGGCTGTATGCCGGAGCCCGGCATGTCTTCATCCGCTTCATGGTCCCCCGGGATGTATTCTTTGATATGCCCTACCTACCCGGAGTGGACTGTCTGGGGGATGGATTCTGCCAGTGCACGCTCAACGTGATTGACGAGGGGGATCATTACCTGGTGGAGTGGCTGCTGGGGCCGACCGAGCACTGCGTGGTCTGTCTGGATGCAGAATCGGCGTCGCCCTATACCTTCCCGAAGGAATGATTTTAACCTGACTCAAGCCCTGTGTATACTGTTAGCGAGGCTGTGAGATGCCGCCAGTTTACCTGCGCATAGAACCTATCCGGCTCAAGCCTGCCCAGCGGTTGGATAAC